TTGCATGGGGTGTCCGGCCATCGTGGCTGGTCGGGGTGCCCGCCACCCGTCGACAGGGTATGGTTTCCCCAGGTCAGCGACCTGCATGTTACTGACCAGTACCATTGGCCCAACAGTATGGCATATGTTACCAGCGAGTAACTGCATATGTTACTGGTGAGTAGGTATTGACATACCCGACAACCATGGTGTATCACGTGCATGCACTACCGATATATCGGTATGTATCGGGTTTGTGTGCGCCTGTGAGCGTCTGGCATAGCGCTACCCATACCGATCTATCCAGACGTACCCATTGCGTGGCTATGCGTGGCTCTCAGGGGGTAGCAATTGGGCATTGCGTCGAGTGTCCCCACATACGCATGCACCAAGGGGACTAAGGGCACCTATCTCTTAGGTAAGCCTTACCTACGCATATCCCCATATCGCACTGCATCACCTACAGAATCATGTGTTTGCTAGTGCTCTGACCAGCACGTTATGCAGTAGCTGCACCTACCGAAACATGGTCAATTCTGACCCATTTAGGTACAGCTCACAGCGGGTACAGCGTTCCTACCTGCACATATCCGTATGTGGTCTAGACCAACACGGGTTTGCCAGCAAACAAATTTTGCTACTACCGTGCGTAGTACGTCACCTAGGAAAACGAATCTACCTGCACTTATGCGACCGATACCGCGCTGACCTGCACTTATGCATGGGTACGCATATGGAGGACACGGGTTTTCGCCGAAAAGTTAGCTGAAAATTCGTATAACACCAGGTAAACCTAGGTTTTCATGCCTCAGCCGGCGTTTGCTGGACCACTACCGCGGATTGCCCTCTGACCACATAGTTAGATAGGTAGCTGAAACTATTTTCTATGCAGGTCAGAGCGATATTCGGACGGAAGTGTGTTTGCTGACCCCGATATTGCTTAGACCCTACTAAGTACCCATGCTGACCAGGTCAACCTGTATTTGACCAGGTCAGCGTACGTTTGCTGTGGACCCCAATATCGACTGTGTGATGCACGTCACATATACGGGTATCTATGCAGGTCAACCTACCCGCTAGACCCGTTTAGGTGCCCCACATCTAGGGGGGTCTATTGCGTTGCTGGGCACCAGGGCGTAACTTCGTTCTTGTTCGGCCAGCGAGTTCCTCGAAAGAGGGCCTCACCGGTCCTACATAACACTGTCCTCTGAAAGGAGATTTACCCGTTAATCGCATGGCCCGCGAGGGCGTGCGGGACTCCCGTCGAATGCGTACGGAGCGGTCCTTAAAGGTTGCTTGAGAACTCCATAGTGTGTTGCGCGAGGTAAGGCTCGGTCCATGTTTTTCGGACTTGGCTAGAAGTGTGCGCAACGGACCCCCTTAGTGGGAGCCAGTACCGGCGGTGCATGTTTTTTGCGCACTGCAAACGGCTGGATACTCATCTTCTCTGGTCAAATACCCCGTCGTGAAAGTCGACGTAGTGGGAAAACGCGCATTAGTCGGGCGCGATGGCAGGCAATGGCCATCTACCAGAGCAACTAGGGCAAGGGACACAACACGGGTTAACCGATTAGCTACGCCTACGAGAGGCTATGGGGCGTCGGCATGGCGCGTGCTGTCTGTCGGGTCAATCTCTCTTTTCTCCTATTCCAAGTGTGGGAGTGTCCTTAGTGAGACTTGATGTCAATCTTCTCTCGCTAAGGGCACTCTTCAGAATGCATAGCGAGTCTATGTATTCCGAAGAGTGTTGGTCCTCTGACCTGCACTGTTCTCACACACAGAGAAGGGGACCACTATGGCTACCGTTTATCACGTCTGCCGTACCTGCAAAACCGCAATCGTCAACGATGATTACTCGTCATTCGATGATGATGCCGACTATGCGCGTATCAGTGCGTTTGTCGAGAGTGTCGGCATGCTTGCTGACGCTGGCACCGCACCGCGTCCGGGGTACTGGGATTGCGAGAGCTGCGGGCAGGTCGAAATTGGCAATGCTCACGCTCTCGAGACGGTCTAGGGGGTCAGCATGCGTAAGTTGCTGGCTCTCATCGTCGCCGTTGCCCTGTTCATCCTGGTGATGAATATCGGGGCATATGCAGCTGTGGTATCGCCGTGGTTGGCAGTGCTGGTCATAGCGGCTGGCACTGTCGGCGCGGTTTACATGTTCCCGGTATTACGGGGCAACTAGACAGGGAGGGGGATACATAGCGCGTCTATGTATTCCCTGCTGTGCCTAGTCGCACACAACACACGGAGAAGGGATTAGAACAATGGCTGACGGTTTTGCATTCCCCTACATGGTTCAGACGTACTCGACTGTCCTAGACAGTTGGTATGACGGTTCAACGTGGCAGGACATACGAGACGCGTCTGTGGCGTTGCGCGATACCGCTCGACGTACTGCAGCCAACACTGAGAAACGCATTGTGTACCGGGTACCCGGTAGCACTGAGTACGGCCGCGATTCTCGGGAGACCCTGCATATCGTCTGGCAGGGCAAGCGCGTACCGGACTGGCTAGGCCAGTCGGTTGCCAGCAACTAGACAGGGAGGGTTGCACACACACTGTGTGTGCTTCCTGCTGTGTCTAGCAGCAAACACACGGAGAAGGGATACCACCATGACAATTGAACAACCGGGCGAGATTCTGCGCCGGGGTGATGTCTACGCAACGGTGCTGCCGTACTCGACTCAGGGTCACGGCGTGCATAAGGACACGTACCGGTGGGCTGTCTATGTTGTCGGCTCACACGGTGCAGCTCTCATGGCTGACGGGGTCAAGCATCGACGTGGTGACGCGTCAGCTGCCGAACGTGAGGCCAACCATGCGGCAACGGCGGAATTCAAGTCTTGGAGTGAACGTATCAACGGGTACTAACACGTACTGAACACGGAGAAGGGCACCTAGGCCACACGGTCTAGGTGCCCTTTGCTGTCTTCAATGCAGCACACACGGAGAAGGGAACGGAATCATGGGATATAGCTACGACTATGCCGGTCGGCTCTGCTGCGATAACTGCGGCAAAACGTCGGCTGACGGTGTCCGTGTTGCACGGCGTAAGTGTCCACACACAGTGCTGGACCACACGCTCCGTTGCAATGTGCGGCAACGTATCCCCTACTGCTCTCCCCCGGCGTACTGCAGCAATTGCTACGCGCTGCGGGGCGGCAAGCACATGCACGACAAGTGTGAGGCACCTGCTAAGGCTGACCAAGCTGAGGCTGACGCCATCGAATCGGCACTAGATGCCGGTGAGATGTTTGTTATCGCGGCATGGGGTGCCGGGCAACAGGATGTCCCTGAGGGCAAGGTGGGCGTGTTGTTCGCCGGTCGCACGGAGCAAGTGCAACTACTGGTGAACCAAGCTGACTACGCCCGACGGGGTAAGAATCCGAGACTCTCGGAATTCACCACGGAGCCCTGGAATTTGTAACGCGTTCTGAACACGGAGAAAACCCCCTAGGTCACTCGATCTAGGGGGTTTTTGCTGTCTTCAGCACTACACACGGAGAAGGGAAAACAATGTCTCAGTACCAAACCATGCTCGTTTGGCAGGGTGTTTCGATGGTCGACGGGGTCACTCCAATTGTGGTGTTGGCGTCATTCAAGTCGAAAAACCGCAAAACGGGCAACATGGTGCAGACGTGGATTCTGCGGGCAGATATGCCGCCGAATGTCGCAATCTATGAAGGGCAGGATACCGCCGTGTGCGGCGATTGCCCTTTTCGTAGCGTGGCGTCCGGTGGTAATGGCGTCTGCTACGTCAACCCCCGTACGCCTACCGCTGTGTGGCGTGCATGGGAACGTGGCAATGCACGCCCGCTGGATCTGTCTGTGTTCGCCGGTCGCAAGCTGCGCATTGGTGCATACGGTGACCCGGTAGCGGCACCGTTCGATATGTGGCAAGCAATTGCTGACGCGTCGGACGGGGTCACGGGTTACACACACCAATGGCGTAAGGCTGACCCGCGTTTCTCTCAGCTGTGCATGGCGTCGTGTGATTCTGTCCAGGATTACCGCGATGCACGTAAGGCAGGGTGGCGCGGTTTTGTCCCCCGTCCATTGGGGGCACCTAAGCCTGAGGGTCTGGTCGATTGCCCTGCAGCTGTGCGGGAAACGGTGCAGTGCATCACCTGCATGCAGTGCGGCGGCAATGGCAATGGGCGCAGCGCGTCTATCAGCATTGAAGTTCACGGAGTATCGGCGCGGAAATTCCAGCCGGTGGCCTGAATCGGTAGGGGGGCACATCTAGCAATAGGTGTGCCTTCTGGTCTATTCAGACCTCACACGGAGAAGGGAAACACAATGCTCTATGACATCACGCATAAGCGGGCTACCGGTGAGACTGTTACGCCGTACCCGCTACTGACCCGTGATGATGCCGGTAGGCGGCTCCGTCACATCGCATGGACGTATGGCGACGGCGGCTGGTCTATCAGTCTCAGCGAGGATGGCACCGTGTTGTTCGCGGTGTTGTCACGCCCTGGTGAGACCATCTCGACGGAGTACCGGATTGTTGCCCATAGCTGAATCGGTAGGGGCATGCGCTGGCTATGGTCAGTGTCTGCCCTGGTCAATTCAGACCACAACACACGGAGAAGGGAACACACATGTACATGCGTAAGTCGGGCGTCTCGGTTGCCAAGCAAGGCATCCACGCCCGTCGTAGGGTCATGGTCGCCGCGATCCGTAAGGCGGGCACCCATGCGTGAGATCACACAGCACGACGACGGCAGCAGTAGCTGGGTCTGCGGGCAGTGCGGTAACACAGTCCGACGCTATCGCGGGCAAGGTGACGTGGATTGCGACTGTGGCGCGTGCTACAACGCGTTCGGTCAGCGTCTGCGCAGCGACTGGCGTTCGAACCCGTCGAACTATGACGACAACGTCAGTGACATGGAAGGGTTTGAGATCAGTCAGCTACGCAATGAGCACTGAGGCGAACTAGAACTACACACGGAGGAGAGCCCCCAGGTCTACGGGTCTGGGGGCTCTCTGCTGTCTGTAGGCAGCTGAAAAATTCACACGGAGAAGGGAATTCATATGGTCGTTTCGAATCACGGTCCAATGCTGGGGGTACATGGTGAGCGCCGTCTCGGTGGTCGTCGTCAACTCAAGCGTGCCGACCGTCGTGCCGTGCGTCAGCAGCTGCGCCGTGGTGGTGAGCTGTAGGGACTGAGAGTGACTCAGGGCAATAGGTCTCGAGATCTGTTGTCCTGCTGGTGTTCTCAGCACCACTCACGCGGAGAAGGGATTAGAACAATGGCTTATGAAATTCACTCTTACCAGGGCCGCAACATTGACCCCGGTCAGCAGGTGTTCGCATATCGCAACCTGCACCGTGACCAGTGGTCTCTCATGGCACGTGAGGGTGAGAACAAAGGCAAGGTGATCGGGCACGCCGACGGCGCTGTGTTGATCGATGCCAAGTTCATCGTTCGGGAGGGTGGGCGTCAGCGGGTTATCCGTGAGCGCCGTAAGAACGTCCACGCGGGCGTCATTGGCACGCTCGTGCATATCGATGACCCGCGTATCAAGGATGTTCTACCGGGCACTCAGGCCCGCTATAACCCTTACGAGACAGGCTCTTTCACGCTGGGTTACACGGGTGCGCCTGTGGAATCGGCTGATCTTGTCGACCTCGCTCCCGACGGTAAGGCCTACATCTGAGTAGGGAGGGGACCACACAGAGCTTCCTGTAATCACTGTGTGGTGCCTGCTGTACTCAGTACAGATGCCCGTTACACGTACGGGTAACACACGGAGAAGGGAAATATCATGGGAAACAACGTCGCTCACGCTCTGATCGGCAACACCGCCAAGCGGGATCGCTGGATTGGCCAGACTGACGGCACGCTCCCCACCTACGAGGGACCGATTCCGGTCGCTGAGGTGGAACGGCAGCTGTTCGACTGGCACGCCATGAGTGTCCCCACGGGCAACTTCATCCCGGTGGGCGTCGATGAAATTGGCGACCCCGGCGTGATCATTCTGCCCGATGGGCGACCGGCCCGGTATGTCATCACCGAGGGTGCCCAGGGCATCGTGCGGTCGGACGACTACACCGAATTGGGCCGTCACGGCAAGGGTTACCGCATCCACGACTACAAGGAGTGGCTGATCCGCAACGTGAGCAACATCCTTCAGGACCGACTCTCGATTCTCTCCGCACTGACGCTCAAGAACGGCGCACAGGCGGCTGTCGAGATCGGCCTGGATGAGACCATGCACGACGACAAGACCGGGCTCGAGTTCTGGCCCTTCCTGTTGGCACAGACCTCCCTGGATGGTTCCATCGCGACGACGTACTCCGCGTTCAACCGTCTGCTGATCTGCGACAACATGTTTCAGGGCATCCAGGCTCAAGCCAAGGCATCCGGTCGTCAGTACAAGGTCAAGCACACCGTGAACAGCATGAACAGCGTGCATCTGGCTGGTGTGCGTGAGGCTCTGTCCATCCTGGACAAGTCCGCGCATGACATGCAGGACTTCACGCGGTTCTTGGCGTCGATCCCGGTGAGCCGCAAGCAACAGCTGAAGGTGATGGACATCATCGAACCGCCAGCGCCTGCGGACAGCTCCAAGGCCAAGGTCACCAAGACCGAGAACCGCCGTGAGCAGCTGGATCACTACTTCACCACGGATCCGATGAGCGCACCGTTCGACGGCACCGCGTTTGGTGTCCTGCAGGCGGTGAGCACCTACGAGCACCACGGTAAGGCTGTGCGTGGTACCTCGCGCCTGGAGCGCGTGTACGACCGTGCCATCCGAGGCGACTTCGCAGCGTCGGACGGGGCGACCCTGTCGGCACTGTCTCAGGTGCTGGAGATGCCGGAATTGGTTCCGGCGTAACAAAGCTGGTCGGCAGCTTGGGGAGGGCATCACAAGCAATTGTGGTGCCCTTTCTTGGTGGCCGAACGGACACCTACACGAAAGAAGGGAATAGAGAATGCAATTCAAGGACACCGCCGTGGTTGAAGGTGTGGGTACCGTGACTGTCTCCACCAAGCATTTTGGTGGTGCCGGTGGTCGGGACTACTGGGAGACCGCGATCCTGTGGCCTGAGAGCTGGCCGGGGTCTCTTCACACCGACATGGGTGACGGGTTCGAGGTGGCCGCGTGCCACTACGGGCTCGAGGCTGGTCGGGAGGCTGCCGTGTTGGCGCATCGCCGCTACATGCAGCCACGCAAGCTCACCGAGCTGGCCGCGACCATCGTTCACAGGCCTGAGGAGGTCTACGCGTGAGCGGTGCCATGTGGGCTCTAGCCGCACTGCTGGCACTGTTCTGCGCTGGCATACAGGCCCTGCTCAAGCGGGGCTGATGGCTGAGGTGTCGGTCAATCTCGTAGTGGAGGTTGACGTAGACCTCTACGCCGAGCGGTTCGGCATCGCCGGTCGTAGAGGCGCACGCGACGACGTGAGACAGACAGCCCTCGAGGCTGTGCAGCATGAGTTCAAGCGTCAGGGATACCCCGCTACCTCGGTGAGGCTGAGGCGGTACGGCAACAATGCAACTGAGTAGGGAGGAGCGCCAGCAGTGAAAACTGTTGCCGCTCTGCTGTATTCAGCAGCACCACACGGAGAAGGGAAACAACAACCATGGAACTCACCATCGCTGATACGCAGACCCTCGGGTTTCTCATCGCTGCGGTCTCCAAGGAGGACCGGGTCCACATTCTCAAGGACTCCGACGACGACTGGGATGACGCATTCAAGGGTGTTCTGCGCAGCTTCTGCAACACCGAGCACACCGTCGGTGGGGACTGGCACACTGGCAGCATCCTCGACAAGTGGGTCAGGGTGTCGGCCACGCTGGAGCACTGGATGAAGGTGAGCGATCTCCTCGACGGACTCCGCGAGGGTCGCGTTATGTTCAGTTCGCGCTGAGTCGTGAGGAGGTGCAGCGGGTCGCGAGATCCGTTGCTCCTCTGCTCAACTCAGAGCACACACGGAGAAGGGAATCGAACCAATGCCTATGACTGAGGACGGATACGTCCAGGGAGATGGCTGGGTGGCCGGAATCGACTTCGACCCCCGCGATCCTGAAGAGATGGAGATCATGCGGGATGTCTGGGACCGGGAGAAGTTCGACCGGACCAGGCAGCTGGAGCGTGAAAACGAGATCCTGCGGGCTGTCGTCAACGGTCAGTTGACCGAGGGCCAGCGCGACGAGGTCGACGGCGCATGTGAGGCCGGGGCGAGTTATGCCCAGGCTGTGTGCGACGTGTGGAACGCGAACAAGGAGCTGTGATGGCCGGATTAGATACGGCTGCACGGGTCTACCCGGTCGGTCACGAGGACGACCCCGACTACGAGTCGCTGTGCCAGTGGTTCGCCAGGTGCGGGAACCACGCCAACGGGTTACGGGACCACCCAATACTGGGTCCGGTGCCGATCTGCAAGCGCTGTGACGACAAGGTGGACAGGTTGCAGTGACAGCCACACTCGCGGGCGTCAACAGCGTCTACCACCACTTCTACGGGCCAGATTCGGAGCTGCATCACGAATGCGCCGCGTGCCTGTATGAGCTATCCCAGATCGGCCCGGTGCATGGTCCTGATCGGCCACGTAAGCGCCGTAAGCAACGCATCTGGGTCTACCGCTGAACACGGAGGAAAGCCACCAGGCCACAGGGTCTGGTGGTTTTCTGCTCTGTTCACGCAGAGTGCCACCACGGAATGTCCGTGGGGCGAGAAGAGGGAGGAGACAGGACGATGTCAGTTATGCAAACCATCGCCCTGATCCTCGCGGTACCACCTTCAATGTGGGCGACCGTGCAGTTGGTCAACCACTACCGTAGGTAGTCCGTGAGGGCCAGTCCTAGTTGTTCACGCAGCTAGGGCTGGTCTCCTCCCCCAGTATCACATACACACGGCAGAAGGGAAATTATGTACGACATCGAGATGGTAGTGGTCACCGATTCTGAGGCGACCAAGACCAACGAGGGCATCTACCGGTACACGGAGCGCGTTGCCAACATGGAGATCGCCCAAACCACGCTGGACGCTCTCTCGCGCAAGATGACCGGCGAGAAGATCCTCACCATGGCCAATGTGGTGCAGAGCCACGGCCACGGGTCGCCGTACACGCTGTCAGCTGCCTACGTGGTCCCCGGTGGGGGCATCGTGGGGTTCGTCAACATCAACGAAGTGGTCGGGGAGTAAACAGTGGCGAGGACCAAGTGCGCCCACTGTGGCAACGAACATATCTGCCACGCCGACGACGGCGAGGGGTTTGTGTTCACCGTCAAGATCACCGGCCTGGACTTGGAAGCATGGGGCGATGACTTCGATATTGACGGCACTGATAAAATCCGCGCCGACTTCATCGAGTTCGCCCGCAACAACATCCAGGGCAACGTCGACATTCAGCTCCACACCATGGGGTACAACAGCCAGACGGTCACCGTCACCTAACTGAACAGGGAGGAAAGCTGCCGGGTCGAATTTGATCCGGCAGCTTTCTGCTGTGTTCAGCAAAACCACTTGCCTCACGCAAGGGTGGGCCTCACGAACCCATCGAAGGGAATAGATAGAGAATGCAAGTAAAATCAACCCCCGTAATCCTTACGCGGAGCACCTTGGTGGAAGGTTGGTTAAAGGCAGTGCCTGGCTGGAACGATGCTCTCAGCAAAGAGCATATGGCCGAGGCGACACTGGAATACGCAAACCTCTTCAACGAGATCCGAGCATTCCGCAGGCGGCGAGATCGCATCGCGTCCTACGAGATGTGGGACCAGGTCCACCTGATGGATCTACAGGGCAAGGGGTTGGCGTCCCAGGTTCGATACGCCATGCGGAGCTACCTCAGTGACGGTCTGTTCGACTGCTACTTCCAGGTGGCCAGCGGTTCGGTACACACCACCATCTTCTGTCGAACCATCGGCCTGCACACTCTGGTGTCAGCTCGCCCCGAGCTGGCCGGTGTAGACCGGGAGGATGTCAAGGCCAGCGGGTACCGGATGTGCAGCCACTGCATGAAGCGAACCCCAGAGCAGAAGCGCCAGAAGGTGATTCGCTTCTGTGAGGCCTGGATCAGCTACCTGGATACGCCAATGGCACCACCGTTCACACCACCCGACAACTGAATACACGCACGGGAGCCCCTCGACTTCGGTCGGGGGGCTTTTTTGTGCCCTGACCTGTGATTACAGGAAGGCGCAAGTATTTCCTTACCACCAACAAGAAGGGGAAAGCACAGAGTGATCAGCACCTCAACGCTGGAGCACATCAAGGACACGCACAGCAGTGAGCTGAGCGACTTCGAGAATCAGCTGTTGGACTCGCACCTGCAGGCCAACCGGCAGATCTCCATCCTGTTGCACAACTTCAGGGCGATCCAGCGGGTACTCGACGCCATCAACCGGGGTGATCTCGCCGAAGCTCTCGCGGCGGCGCTCACCATCAAGCCGTGAACATCAAGAAGCGGGTCGCACCGCCAGCGGATGACCGGAAGCTCTCCGAGTTCCACATCCCTGGACGCTCAAACCTGGTGCCTGGCACCGAGGTAAGCCTCGAGGGCAAACGTGGCCGGTACCGCTTCCAGTACGCGGAGAAGTCCATCCACGAGGGCAGGCCGACCGTCCTCACATTCGTCGGAGGCCGACTCGATGGCCAGGGCGAGAAGTTCGTAGCCGTCTACCCATGGCGGGTCAAGACGGTTCACAGGACCAGCAAGACGCTGGTCAACATCACGAAAGAAAAGGGAAAGAAATGACCGCAATCCTCGACGCCCCCACCGTGCCCAACGCCAGCCGTGTTGACGTGAACCCGGCGCTCGCCTCCGCGTGGCTCGAAGGCAACAAGGGCAACCGCCCACTGAACACCAAGCACGTTCAGATGTTGTCCAGCGCCATCCAGGCGGGCCGCTTCCAGTACAACGGCGACACGATCCGCATCTCCAAGGAAGGCACGCTGCTCGACGGTCAGCACCGCCTCAACGCGGTGATCGAAGCCGACGCCACCGTGCCCATGCTCGTGGTGTTCGGGCTCGATGAGGATGTGGTCTCGAGCATCGATCAGGGTCGCCCCCGGTCGGTGATCGACATCCTGCGCATGCGGGGCCTCAGCGTGATCCACCACAACGTGGTGATCGGCACCGCAACGATTCTGGCCCAGCACACCCTGGCCCTGGAGCCGGTCGCCAGTGGTGGCCGCGCAACCATCGCTGACTACGTCGAAGCTCACGCCGAGGAGCTGACGCAGTGGGCCGCGTGGGGTCACCGTGTGGCCCAGGAATCCCCACAGATCCCGACGCAGTACCGGTCACGCCTGCGTGGTGTCTCGCCCTCCCCTGTGGCGGCGCTGGCCATCCACATGACGCGCAGCGGTGCCGACGCCGACACGGTGCGGGAGTTCTTCATGGGCGCAGCCCAGGGCTCGCTGATGGACGCCGAGAAGCTGGCGACCCTTTCGCCCGAACGGATCTCGGTTCTGCAGTCGCTGCACCGTCGCATGTTGAACGGGCAGCCGCTGAGTCGCCCCAACGGTGGTGGACAGTCCACTGCCCTGATGGGTGAGTACTACATCTACGCAACGGCTTTCAACAAGTTCTGCAACAACGAGCCGATGCGCCTCGCGAAGGGCATCAAGAACCCCCCGCGTGTTCTCGATGAGCTGCCGCACATCTCCACCAAGACGCTCGACCTGTAACGGCAGGTCGACTAACAGAAGGGAAGCACCAGAGTGGCAACAACACTCGCGCAGTACAAGCAGGAAGCAGTCGACTTCTACTGGAAGTGGCTGATCGGAGCCAGCCTTGTGTCCATCGTGGGCAACATGGCACACGCCCTGTTCAGCGACAACCCCACCGCGATCCCGTGGATCGCCGCGTCGATGGCCATCGTGCCGCCCGTGTTCGCGGGCCTGGCCATGCATGGCATGACGCTGATGGTGCAGACCCAGATTGTCGGCTGGTACTTCAAGGTGACGCTTGGTGTCATGGGCGCGCTGATGTTCGGCTCTCTGGTGCTTTCCTTCGTGTCCCTCATCCAGCTGGCCGCAACGCAGGGCGGGATGAGCATGTGGGTGGCCTGGCTGTGGCCGCTCGTGGTGGATCTGGCGGTGACGTTCTCCACCGTGGCACTGCTGGCGCTCACCATGGGGACGCGGGCTCGCCGGTCAACCACCACCCGTACCCCGGCGAAGAAGCGTGCCCCGAAGAAGGTCATGAAGCCGAAGCTGGTGCCGATGGAGGTGGGTGCCTGATGGCGCTCGCACTGCTGAAGTGCCCGCAGGTGGACATGCCCCGGCACGTGTACTCACACCAGCGGGACAACTGCCCCGACGCTTACAAGATCCCGTACCACACCGAGGCCGACGCCAACTACGCGGCGGCACGGATCAACGCTCACCGCAGCCAAGGTGCTACGTCGAGCGCCATCGCCCCCTACCGCTGCCAGTGCGGTTCGTGGCACATGTCAGACGCACGTCGCGTCAAGGTTCTAGGAAGGGTCGCATGAGCAACCAGTACACAGTCGCAGACCTGGTGTGCGAGCACGCCTTGGTGAAGGGCTGGGAGCTGGTGTTCGACACCGGCACCACCAAGGACACGCGTGAGATCGTCTGGGAGCGCCCAGAGCCGGATGTCAACGGCTACCACCACCAGATGGAGATCCACTTCCAGCCGTCGGGCCGGGTGTCCCACTACGAACGCCGTCGCAACGGCGAGTGGTACATCAAGGGCTGGCCGATGGAGGGCTTCGGTACCACCGAGTGTCAACTCGAGGCCCTGAGGATGATGGGTCAGTAAAGAGAGGGGGTCGGGTGCAGTCGAGGGGCTGCATCCGGCCCCTTTTTTATTTGCCAAAATTTAGTTAGTTCGGCTTCCTATATTGTTTCGGTGCCCTTCAAATACAAGCTCCAACCTGCTAAGATGGCACCTATGACAGCAACCCTCGAGCGACACCTCGACACCCCGCAGCAGGAGGCCCTGCGGGTGGGTGTCTACCTGCGCATGTCCACCGACAAGGAGCTGGGCATCGACCGCCAGCGCGAAGACTGCCTGGCCCTGGCTGAGCGTCTGGGCTGGGTGCCTGTTGAGTACATCGACAACGACCGCAGCGCCACCAAGGAGAACGTCAAGCGCGAGGGCTTCGATGCGCTGAGCGACGACATCCGCGATGGTCGGATCGACAGCATTATCACGTGGCGCAGTGACCGGCTGTACCGAAAGATGAAGGATCTGCTCCCCCTGATCGATCTGATCCAGGGTGTTAATAAGACAGGTAAGCGGATCCCCATCGAGACCTGCCAGACTGGCCTGATCGATCTCACCACCGACGCCGGTCGGATGACAGCGAAGATCCTTGCCGCTGTCTCGGAGAACGAGGGCGAGGTAAGGACGGCGCGGCAGATGCGAGCCTACGAGCAGATCGCTGACAGTGGCCGTCGCCTGGGCGCTCCCGCGTTCGGATGGACCCGTGACCCCAGAGACCCGCAGATCGTGCCCGAGGAGGCTGCTGCGATCCGTGAGGGGTACGCCGACGTGCTGGCGGGTTGCACCCTGTACTCCATCGCGAAGAAGTGGTCGGACGCCGGTCTGCGCACCACCCGTGGCAACGCGTTCGTCGGGTCGGTCGTCGGCAAGATCCTGCGGAGCCCCCGCAATGCGGGCCTGCTGACCTTCAGGGACGAGATCGTCGGTGAAGGCACCTGGGAGCCCATCGTTGACCGGGAGACCTGGGAGGCAGCCTGTGCGGTGCTCGACCAGAAGAACACCGGCCAGAAGGGTCCACGGGTGCGTTCAACGCTGCTCTCAGGGATCGTGCGCTGCGGTGCCTGCGGCAACAAGATGGCAGCCGGGAAGAACTCCAACGGTGAGCCCATCTACAAGTGCAAGCGCTACGAGGTCTGCAAACACGGTGTTACCCGTGTGCGTAAGAAGGTCGACAAGTATGTCGAGATGTCCATGGTGGCGAAGCTGGAGCAGCGCAAGTGGATTGTCGGCACCCAGGTCGACGCGGAGCAGGCCAAGGGTCTGCACGCTGAGGCCGAGGCGCTGCGGGCACGCAAGGCATCGTTCGGTGAGGCCCTGGCCGACGGCACCCTCACACCGGCTCAGGTGAAGGACGCCACCGACCGGGTGAACGTCAAGCTGGAAGAGATCGATGCCAAACTAGCCCGCCTCACACGATCTCGCGTGTTCGACGGGCTGCTTGGTCATGACGATCTTGAAAAGGTTTGGCTGGGGCTGGATCTGGAGCGTAAGCGGGCGATCATCGAGTCACTATGCGACAAGATCGTGATCCAGCATGTCGGGCAGACGGGTCGCTCTGCGGCCAAACTGCCCCTCGGTCACGCCATCAAGATCCACTGGCATGATCCCAGCAACGACTGAGATCCGGTTCACCTGACGGTCACTGAGGGGTGGGCTGGCGGCGACCTCGCGTCGTACTGCCGCCCACTCCTCTTCCGTCCCACCGAGGCTCACTGGATTTCCACCGTCTCGAGGTTCGGCCAGCAGTAGTGCGGGATCCCACTGTCGTCCTGCACCACGACCTCACCGTCAACGGTGAAGCTGAGCAGCTTTCCCACCGCGATGGCCACAGGATCCTCGACAGCCAGAACCACCCTTACTTGCTTGCCCAAGAGTGACCGCATGTGAGTGCTCCATTCGGTCGCGGGACTCGGCTCGATCCGCTTGATGCCGTAGTTCTGGCCACGCTTCGACACCGCCCACGTGCCCCGCACACGGAACTCCGTGAGTCCATCCTGAGGTTCCTGCAGCATCGGCAGGAGATCGGACAGGAACAGTGGGTATGTCTTGCCAGTGAACGTGTCCTGCAACACCATTCGTGCCGCCGACTGGCCACGCTCGATGTCCACCACTCGCATCTCTGCGTAGAACGGCTCGACATGCACCAGGGCCTTGGTGACGCGCTCGTGACGACCGAACTCGTTCACCTGCCAGTCCTGCAGTGGATAGCTCACCATGTTGCCGTCGTGGTCGAACGGTGCTTCAGTTATCGGCATTTCGTCTCCGCTCATCCCGCGCAATGCGGTTCAGTAGTTGCAGCTTCATCGATTGGTATTGGTGCTGCATGGAATTCAGCTCTGCTTGCAGGTTGGCAATCTTGGCCGCTGCTTCCATCTTCTCGGGGAACAGGTCATCCAAGGCCTCCATCACCTGGCGGGCACTGTCCTCCCAGCCCCATGACTGCCGGATGCCGTGCAGAGCCCACCCCACACGGCGCTCCAGCCGTTCCCGGTCGGTCACACCTCGCCGCCAGCCCACCGCGTCGCCACGGTGCCGTCGTCAGCGATGTGCGTGTGCAGCACCGAGTACTTGAGACCAGGCACCCGCGCACCGCGACTGATGGCAGACTCTGCCGCCTTCTGCGTCTTGTATGACCGAACACTGTTGTGCGCGTTGCTACTTGCCTGCGTATCCGCAGAGAGCGTGTCACCCTCACGGGCGATGATGGTGAAGAACTCGGTCACAGCTTCCCCTCCCACTTATGTTTGGTCTGAATCACACGAGCCAAGTCACGCAACGGCGTCGGATACGCACCACGGGCGTCGACCCCCACATGTAGCTGCAGTGAGTGGCTCTGCGAGTGGGTCACACGCTTCTCCGAATGGGTGTGGCCATGGATGATTGGCAGCCCCTCGTCCCGTAGACGCCACTGAGTGTGTCGATCCGTGGACGTGTGGTCACCCGTGTACGGATAGTGGCTCAGAAGGGCATCCAGGTGCCCCTGCTCACCCTCCAGCTGGATACGGATCCGTGCCGCTGTCGAAATCGACTCGAACACTTCGGAGTACTGCGCATACCACTTATGGGCATCCCGGTACATCGGGTGAACGCCATCATGATTGCCAGAGATCAGACGCTTCCGGCCAGGTCGTTGCCGCAGCCAGTTGAGAGCGTCCTCCTGGCCCTTGGTGGTGCCTGACGAGATGTCACCCAGAACCCAGATCACATCCGCCTCGTAGACCGTCGCGTCCCAAGCGTCGGCCATGATCTCGTTGATCCTGGAAACCTCGTAGTCCCCGAAGAACTCTGGGATGTTATCCAGATCAGGGTAGGCAGGTGCGCCATCAGCCCGCTGCGTGCGGCTGGCCGCAACCTTGCGGTGACCGATGTGAAGGTCTGAGGTGAAAAACACGTTACTCATCCGTACAGCTCCTTCTCAATGCTCTCGTATATCTGCTCAACGGCCTGGCGTAGACGGTCACGCTCGTTGTTGAACTCACACTGTGTGGGCTGCCGCCAGTTGGGCAGCGCGTTAGCGATGGGGACCGACGCCCCGATCCTGCGGCCTGTATGGGTCTCAACTTCCAATCGGACTCTCATCGGAGAATGCACCCCCTGTGCGGTGTGGAGTGATACTGAAGGGCAGGTAGACAGCGTTCGCCGCCCCAGCCGAGATTGTGAACCGTGATGCCAGCCTTCTTCGCTCGCTTCATGCAGTCGTACGTGCCACGCGAATCCTCCAGCGGGAACGCCAGACACACGTCGGCACCGAAGTCGACCATCGCCTGATTGCGCAGGTGGCCAGCCAGTGGGCAGTAACGCTCACCATTCCTGTAGCGAGGCTTGTGGTAGCAGCTGCTCGTGCAGTCCCGAGACCAGTCGGCAGGGAATTCCTTCTCCCGCACCCACTTCGACCCATGCATGAGGTAGTACTCGTGGGCATGTAGATCGGCACCGCGCTCACACATCCCGTTCAGGATGAGGATCTCGCCGTGCTTCTCCAGCTCACTCTGCAGCGCCAGGCCGACGGCATGACGGTCGGTCCAATCACGGCTGCCGGTGATCAGTACTCGATGGGTCATCGCGGCCAAATCCCTTCAATGCCAGCGGCACTCACGCGGATGAAGTAGGAACGCTTGGGTCGCATGTACACGGCCATCTCCCGCTCCCCCGCTGCGGCCTCGTGGATCACCTGCAGACTGTGGCGTCCGTACAGGTCGTCGGTGTCCACAACAACGCTGGTCGCGGCCTCTTCGTTGATGTCGCGATGCAGCTGGTACGCCTCCTGCGGCAGGTAGACTCCTCTGCTCACCAGCCAAACTCCTTCGGTACGTAGACCTGGTTCTGTGGCCGGATGAAGTCCGAATCCACTGGGGGCTGATCGGATTCCGTGATCCGCACCAGCAGACGCCAGCCGCGCTGCGTGGCCTGGGTAGCTTGATGGATGTTCCACCAGTCCCAGCTCATCCACTGCCCCTCAGGGGCTTTCAGCTTCCGCAGCGTCGAACAGCCGTCGATCTTGCGGGTCATCTCCGCGTACATCTCTTCGTCCGTGTCGTGATCGATAGGCAGACGCAGAAGACCGTCGATGAACTCGGTTGGGCAGTCGTTGCCGACATGGATGGTGTGGTACCGGGGCCGGTAGCCATCGAGGTGCTGGCTCGCCTGCTCGACCAGTGATGGCTTACCCGCAGCTGCAGCGCTGTACAGCTTCACACCAGGCAACAATCCTGGTGGCTGTGGCACCACACGCGGTACACCGTCGGTGTGCCAGCCGGGGATCGCAGGCCACCAGCCAGGCATCAGCATGGAGACCTTGGTGTCCACGAAGATGTGCCCATGGTCGCCCACAATCGGGGCGCACGCCAGGATCTTTCGCAGCAGAGGCCCTCCGAACAGGACCGCGTTCGACAGGCTGGCGCGGCGCAAGTTCGGGGTCGACTCAATCTGACCGAGATAGTCCACAACGGGCTGTCGCGGACCCATCTCAACCGGGTTGCTGTTGAACCAGTAGTAGCTCATGCCAGTACCCTCACACGATCCTGTAATCGCAGGTCAGGTGCCTAATCTGCATGTATTGCAGACCAGTTCGTGACCGTCCACGCCGGGAGCCCACCAGGTGTCGATGGACCCACAGCGAGGGCACGTCTGATCCAGCTCATCAATGTCGATCACGCGCAGGATCTCAGCGCAGAATCGGGCGAAGTGCGTGGGTGTGATGGCACGTTCCTGCCAGCTCGCGGTAGACGCGATCCGCTCAATCGCCTGCAGCTTCTCAATGGGATTGAGACTCACTTGTTCATCCGCTTCACCCAGACGTTGGACGTGCCCTTCACGAGCCGGTCCACAATCGTGAGGCGGCGCTCCTTGGGGAGACGCACCCACGCTCGAGCAGGTACCGGGACGGGCTGCTCACTCGTCTTCCACTGGATGTTGAGTGCGGACAGCTCGATCCCGAACACGGTGAACTGCCAAGACAATTCGTTGACGTTGTTGTCGGTCATTCAGGGATCCAGACTGACTCGTGCTTGTTGAGGGCCTCACGGGCACGGTCGATCACCGGCTCCATGGCCTTCATCTCGCGGATCGCTTCCTTCAGCTCGGGATCCGAGTCGTCCAGATCCGAGTCGCTCAACCCATACCCGAAGACGGCTTCACAGAGCCCGCCCTCCCATTCCACCGCGCTGTAGAACTCTTGTGGGGTCACCTAATACGTCCAATCACTCGGCAGGCCCCGTCGCACTGGCATCGGGGGCCTCTTCGGGGAGCCATCGCTCCCGTACTTGCGGGGGGTACCGACCTTGCCGGTACCTAACCCCTTCTTCTGCCGCCACCGTCGCTGTGAGGCGGTCTTACCCTCGGTGCAAACCACACACCGGCATCCCTTGTTGTAGCGGGACGCTCCGTGCCTCAGTCCGTCCCCGGCCACGACTGCACCTCGCGCTGGAATGACCGGTTGCACAGCACAGCTGGCGAACGCTTCATCCGCAGGTGCGTGAGGATCCGGTCACCCGACCAGCCGTACCGCTGATGCAGTACCTTGGCCGCAAGCAAGGAGGAACGGTTCAGGCCTGCCTGGCAATGCACCAGCACCGGCCCCGAGTCGAGACGGTCGTTGACGAACTCGGCCAGCGACTCGACCTGCTCGAACCCTTGGTCCTCCGAGTCGTACATGCGGACGTACAGCTCGGTGTCCACCTCGTGCTGGATCTCGTACCGCTCCCATGGGTACAGCGACACCACGTTCATGATGTTGCGCGGCAGGATCAGGTCGTCGCGGCAGCCACCCTGCCACAGATCACCCTCGATCTGGGACACGTACGGCACGTCGAAGAACGTGTTGCCATGTCGCGCAACGCCGGTCATGCGCTGGACGAGTGGATCGAAGTCGATGTCGATTGCAGTGTGGTCGGTCATGAGATCTCCGAGTTGATTACGACCACGCGCTCCTCAGTGATTCGCGCGTAGCAGGTGGATAGGGAGGTGTCCCGCAGAGGTGGGACAGCCACGAAGTTGTCGACGTTGGTGACACGCCAGCCCTCGCGGAACGGGCCGTCGTCGTCGTCCAGGGCGCTAAGCCTGAACTGCTCCAGCCGCTGCCAGTCGGTCTTGAAGTAGTCCAGGTTCAGACCGAGGGTCTTGACACGCTGGCGCTGCACCGTGATTCGAGCCACGACCGCCATCTAGGTGCCCTTCACGTTCAGGATCTGACGCAGGCCGGTCACGACCTCCACCAGGGGCTCCGCGTCGGCCATCACCTGATCGATGTCCTTGTAGCAGGCCGGGATCTCATCCACGAGCTTCTCCGCGATGTCCTCGCGCCACTCGATGCCCTGCATCTGAGCCTTCAGGTCATCGACCGTGAAGTGCTCCTTGGCCTTCGTGCGGGAGAAGCGTCGGCCAGCTCCATGCGGAGCGGACCACAGACCCTCCTTGCAACCCTTACCGCGCACGATGTAGGACCGGGTGCCCATGGAGCCGGGGATGATGCCCAGCTTGCCCTCAGTGGCGTCAACAGCGCCCTTGCGCGTCAACCACACACGCTCGCCGTCGATCTCAGTCGGCACGGTGTAGTTGTGGTGGGTGTTCACGCGCTGCAGCTCGACCCGCTGAGCCTGTACGCCCATCCACCATGCGAAGACCTCGACGTACCGGTCCATCATCTCGGCACGGTTCAGCATCGCGAACCGCTGTGCCCATTCGAGTTCCTTGATGTACGTGTCGAACTGGATGGTGCCCTCTTCGAGGAACGCCAAATCCTTGTGCGGGAGCTTGTACATCGCCGGGTCCGTGGCGCGGTACCGGTTGACCTCGTTGTTGTGCGACCACCCGAATGCGCAATACTCCTGCGCCGCCTTGATGTGGACCTGGGCGATCTTGTTGCCCACACCACGAGAACCGCTGTGCAGGAACAGCCACACGTTGTCCTCGTCGTCCAGGCACAACTCGATGAAGTGGTTGCCGCCACCGAGTGAGCCCAGCTGCTCCATCCACTTCGGGGAATGGGACAGGTCCACGTCGTTCTTCTGCTGGAGCTGGATCAACTCCTCGTGCTTCTTGCGGGTGAACGAGAACCGCGACAGCGTCGAGTTGTAGTTACCGGGTGAAAGCGGGATCGCTTCCTCGATCTGACGACGCAGAACGTCCAGGCGCAGACGGCGCTCATCGATGTCCAGCAGCGTGAAGCGGGTCTTCACCGCGATCATGCCGCAGCCGATGTCCACACCCACCGCAGCAGGGATCACAGCACCCTTCGTCGGGATCACCGTCCCCACAGCAGAACCTTTGCCCGAGTGGGCATCCGGCATCAACGCCAGGTGGGGGTAGACGAATGGCATCGACGCGATCTGCATCGCCTGATCGATGGTTGCCTGGTCGATCTCGCTGGCGAACGAGATGACCTTCGGGGCAAGGGTTGTGCTCATGTAGTTCCATTCACGAGGATGGCCAGGGCGAGGGCCATGAGGAAGAGGATGATCAGGAAGACGAGCGGGTTCACAGGCCCGTATCGAGCAGAACCGCAATGATGTTCGTGGAGAACTGCTCCAGCTGCTCGCGGTTGACTTCGATCATCGTGTACTGGTTCTTGTTGAACTGCACACCGACCTCGTAGTCACCGTCGGCGAGGGCCTGCACCCACATCTCCTGGCCGGGATACGGCTTGACGACCAGGGCTCCGAGGGCGGGCATCAGCAGTGACCGCCGTTGCCGCCACCATGGTTGCCACCGCCGCCGTCGGACAGTGCGTCACCGACCAGCAGACCGCCGATGAACGGCATCATGGGATCGGATCCGCCGCCGCCGCGATAGCCGGGAGGATGGTTGATGATCGTGGTGTTGCCCGACTGCGGGGGCTTCGCGGGCTTCGGCTGAGGACGCGGGGCTGCAGGCTTCGGCTTGCTCTGGCCGTAAGAGCCACCGCTGCGGCTACCACCGCTCGAGCCTCCCCGGCCACCGGTACCACCGCCGCCACCAGGCTTGAGGGGCAGCGGATATTCAATCGACTGCAGCGCAACGCTGCCCATCGACTCGCAGGAGATGGTGGTGTCACCACATCCCACCAGCAGCACCGAACTAGCCAGTGCCGCAACGGGAATCGCGATCAATGCTTTCTTCATGCTCACGCTGAGTAGAATCCCACGATCCTGTAATCGCAGGTCAGGGCACGAAAAAGGCCCCCAGCGTGTGCTGAGGGCCTTGCTGTAGTTCATAGGGGAGTTGAACCCCTGCCGCCAGATTGAGAATCTGGAATGCTGCCATTACACCAATGAACCAGAGCCAGTGTTGATTCGAGGGATTTCACCTCATGCAGATCTGACTGACTGCTTTACCGGGGATCAGCCGGTGCGCGTCCCGCCAACGGGATTTGAACCCGTGTGACCACTTCGACAGAGTGGCATCCTAGGCCTCTAGATGATGACGGGATTATATAGTCGCCTACGCGACCTATTGTGCGAGTATGCATTTCGTACCCTACAGGCCTACGATCTGCATACTGAGCGTGGAAGCGACGAGAATCGAACTCGCCCACCAACCTTGCAAGGGTCGGTCGCCACCTTGGAACATGCGCCCCCAGAGCGTTCAGTCTTCATGCAGTTCAACAATGTTGAACACAAGAGCGGACTGAACATGGGGCTGGATGTCGGAATCGAACCGACGTACTCCTACTTACTAGGTAGGTGCTCAAGCCAACATGAGCAAATCCAGCCTGGACGGGTGTTTGCCGCTAAGCCGGGTACCCGGTCCCCGGTGACCTCGTCAGGTCGACGTTCCCCACGAGAGAATCGAACTCCCGTCCTCGCGTTGTAAGCGCGGTGCCCTCCCATTGGACGAGTGGGGATTAGGCCCTTCCCATTTGAGCATCGCAGAGAGGCTTGGAAAGGGGCGGTGAGGTATGAAGGATTCGAACCCTCGTGACGACAGTGGAAGTGTCGCATCCTGAGCCAGACTAGATGAATACCCCATGTTGAATTGTTGTGCGACAGAGGTGACTCGAACACCCTTGCTCAGGCTTAGGACGCCCAGCACTTTCCGGAACTGCCGCGAAGTGGTAGTGAAGCAGGGAGTTGAACCCTGGTTTCCGATGTATCAGATCGGTGCCCTAAACCGTTGGACGACATCACAGTGGGACGCCTGGGATTCGAACCCAGATTTGACAGATTAAGAGTCTGCAGTAATTGCCGTTTATACCAACATCCCGAAGTACTCGACGTGAGAATCGAACTCACACACACTGGCTTTTGAGGCCTGCGGCTTTGCCTAGTTTGCCTAGTCGAGCATTGTGAATCTGGAGGGAGTCGAACCCACACTGAACAGGGTCTAAGCCTGCCGCCTCTTCCATTTGGGCTACAGATCCATATCTCCCGGCCAGTCATCCACAGTGGGAATCCGACCGTGAGTCCGATCAAGTTCGTCGTTGATCTCGAACAGCCGGTTGAACCACGGACGCAGGTCCGAAGTGTCCTCAGCTAAACGCATCTCATCAACGAGCGCCGCCACCAGCTGCACGTGGCGTTCCTTGCTGACCGGGTGGTTCTCCACCCAGTCGATAGCAGCTCGCATCCTTGCGGCTTCGGCTGCTGAGAGTTGTGCTCCCACAGTCTCTCCTAGAATCGAGAGCCGGATTTGAACCGGCGTAGATCGGCTTTGCAGACCGTCACATAACCACTCTGTCATCTCGACATGGAGCGGAACACCGGGGCTCGAACCCGAAAGGTGGCCACCTCTGCCTACCGATACGTCGCTGATCCCGCTAGCCATGGCGCGGGGCGATATGGGCATGTCCGCACAGTCCCCCTGCACGGTTACGATCCGTGGTCTGCGGCTTCACAAACCGCTGCTCTAACCGATTGAGCTACAAGAGGTATGGACCCGATGACAGGATTCGAACCTGCATGCGAATATGGGTTCGTAGCCCATTGAGCGCTCCGTTGCTCAACACCGGGACTGGCCGATCACTCAGCCGGGGTGTCCGTGGCCTTCGGCTTACGGACGATCTTCTTGGCAGCTGCCTGCTCCTCTGCGGGAGTCTCAGCCTCGAGGGCGTCGATGCGGTCGATCAGTGCGTTCACAGTGTCCACGATGGACTTGTGGGCCACACCGCTCTTCAGCTTCTCGGTCAACTCATGCCCTTTCACGTTTGATGCCATGGTTTTGTTCCCACTCGCGGGGTTTTTGTCCAAGGCTCTAACGGCTGTCTAGATCAACCGTCCTTGTTGCGCAGCCGGGATTCGAACCCGAAGCCCTGACTTATGAGACCAGGATGTTCCCGTTACACCACCGCGCAATAACCCAGGTTGTTTATCGCCTCACTGGGTAGTCGGCTTCGAGTTGTTACATGGGGGCAATTTTCCCAGGCTGCCTGTGTGTCTCCATGGCCTGCGCCGCTTTTCACCAGTAGCGGACGGATCTGGTTTCATCTACACGCCGGAACGCCAGGAGTCGAACCTGGGGCCTCTGGGGTTTCAAGCCAGCGCTCTTGCCAAACTGAGCTACGAACCGATTGTGCCGATATTTTCCCTGCCGCCACCCGCCATCTGGGGTACACGCGGCCTGTGGTCTGACGCCTCGGCTTCACGACGGTTCACCAGTTCCGTCGAGGGCGTGGTCTCTCACTTGGTGGCCGAAGCCACCCGCCCGGTATTCGGGCACTTGAACATCTCGGGCTCGCCCTTCGCGTCGACCATCAGACCGACCGGGCGCTTACATGCACTGCACTTGTATGCGTTCACGCGGAGAAGAGTGGGCACGATCCACACAGCGGGGCTGCGAGCCGATTAGCAATCGGTCCCCACCACCTGGTGGGCTCCATTCTCCAAAGTCTGAGGCCCCAATTCCACCCAATTGGTATGCATCCCGCCATGGGTAGCGACTCTGAAATGCGACCGGGAGGCCCCCACCGGTCAGTCGATGCGGCAAGCGGAGGTCTTGATCCCCAAGCTCCATGACGGCTTCCCGGTATTCGACGCCGGTCGCGGGACTCCCCGCTGCTTCACTTGCCAGACCTGGTTTTGTAGCCGGGGAAACCAGGAAACTCGTCGTCGGGATACATGGACTCGAACCATGTCTTCCGGTCTCCAACGCCGGTACGCTAACCCTTACACCATATCCCGAATGCGTTGTCCCCCAAGGATTCGAACCTCAATTGCTGGGGTCAGAGCCCAGTGACTTGCCGTTAGTCGAGAAGACAATAATGGTCGTTGACTCGGGAGCGACCCGAAGTTAGGTGACCAGCCTGGTCGCTCACTCTGCTGTGCGACCAACACAGTCCGCATGTTCGAATTGTTGGATCCACCGGGGAGGAACTACGGACTGAACGAACCCGGTCAAGTTGGCTGGAAAGGCAATTCGGTCGGCTCACCTCTCCACTAGCCGATGGGAGCGTGTTCGATGCGCCACCCATAGCGAAGCCCAGACCGGGGACGGCCCTAAGAACTCTCACCGTGTCCACAGGTGGAGTAGGCACCTCTTCGCCGAACGTCTCGCCGTCAGGAGTCGAACCTGCACACCCGAAGGAGCTGGTTTACAGCCAGCTGTGATCGCCTATTCGCGACGAGATTGAAACCCTGTTCGACTGTCGGCAAACAAAACACCTGGAAATCGTAGTTAATTTGAAGGTGTGAACAGGGTAACGCCGGAGCGCCAGGATTCGAACCTGGATCGGGAGTCGCGAACTCCCCGCCTTACCATTAGGCTGCACATTCCGATTGTGTAAGGGTTAGAGACTAAACCTTGCTCCGCACACTTTCGTCGGATTATGGATTCCCGACTTGTCCACGCGGTCCCCCGCGTATGTGCAACGCCTGGTTCGTACGTGAACCACTCGTCATACCGAAAGCTACTCTGCGACTTTCGCTTCGCCGTTAGGATGGCCGTCCCATGGCTGCACTACTTGCCTACAAACAGGATCTGCCTTGCGGGCTCGTCCTGCCCCGATTCTGCTCCACAGTCGGGGATTAAGGCGCTTTTGCTTTCCGGCAGGGGAAGAACTTTTGCTTGTGGGGAATTGAACCCCGACAACTGTGTTCAAGACAGTTTGCTAACCAATAGCATGGTGTTGTTTGACGAGAGACGTGCTTCCCCATGAAGTTCCGAACCCTTTTGGGGCACAGAATGCTTCACGCCTCTAATGCTTCACGCTGGCAACGTGTTCCGCATTCTCCTGTTCTTCCCTGATCCGCCGACCAGTTCACAAACGATCATGGTGACCGCCCTTAGCTGCCAAGCCTCAGACTGTTCTTCCACCTTGTCCTGCATACCCACACTCGCTCGATAGCCCTTTCAGCCGCACGTACGGCATGGTGCGTCCCACCGGTTCACGGCCCTGGACACCTAGGCGTAGCTCGCATCTCGAAGACCGCCGTAAACGATCTTCACTGCAGCAACATTGCATGGAGAACCCTTGCGGGCGAGGAGATGTCACTCTCCCCTTTCACCAGGTCTCCCTGGCCTATGAGCCATGCCTCAAAGTTTCGACGGTGTGATCCCAGATCACCTAACGACTTTCGCCATGCCGGAATCGAACTCGGCCCCTCCGTCTGCTTAACGCGGGCGCTCTGCCAACTGAGCTAAGCGAGCCCTTACGACTCGCTGGTGGACTCGAACCACCGACCTCCCGCTACGCTAGGGTAGCTGGACTCGAACCAACACTCTTCCGAGTTAACAGCCCGGTGCCACTGCCATTGTGGCTATACCCCATTACCCCAGTCGGGTGACGGCTGACTGGGAAGCCGAGGACTGATCGGGACTGCCTAAGGTCCAGATCCCACCACCTGCTTTACAGTGAAAACAGGAAACTGTGTGACCCGCCTCCCCAAGGGGCGCAACGGGACTCTGACCCGTCCGCCTACCCTCTGGTGCGCAGTCTCGTGGAGCTGGCGGGAATCGAACCCGCGTCTTACGTTCTCTGTACTCATTCTTCTACGTGCGTAGCCTGCAACTCATCTCGTATCCCATTGGCTCACAGGGCTTAACCCTCGAAGGGTCACCGTGTGGGTACACAGCCGATCTACGCTCCTCACGGCGGGAGGACATCTGCATTATGGCCATCGCTGGCTCACTGCATGCTGAGTCGGTATGCAGGTTCCCCGTTTTGAATGACGGTGGGATTGTTCAGAAAACGGGTGAAACTCTGAACCCCACCGGATCACGCACCTACGGCGTAATCAGCAGCGACAAAAGCAGCGCTTATAAGGTTGAACTGTTACGGGCGTATCTTCCCGGCACGCTTCCATGGACTCGGTTCGCAATCGAAACCAGTACAGCCCCATTGAAAAACATTTGAAACATAATCGCTATGTAGTTATCAAGATTCAGGTGTTCGGTCGAACGAACGCACGGGCGGCAGGATTCGAACCTGCATTTCACGGCTTTGGAGACCGTTGCTTCCCTATCAAGCCACGCCCATAGGTGACCACCGGGTGTCATCGGCCCGATGGTCGGGTAACTACCGGGTGCTTCATGCCCTGTAGTTGTGGGAATCCCCTGAAAGACATGGGATTTGGGAGGGATTCCCGTTCTGTACCGCTTCGTTCCGGTCCCTCTTGAACCGGACAAGAACAAGATTAGACCGCGATCAGAAGTGATTACAGGAGAACCAAAAAGGCCCCCGGCCAGCACATTCGCTGACCGAGGGCCTCCGTGAGGGCCTATGACCTCAGAACATCAGTTCTGTGGCGTCGGGAACGTGTGTGCGGGTGCGGTGCCGGTGCCATCGAATCGCTGATTCAACTCGGCCAGGGTCAGGTCGGGATGCGGTCCAGCGCCGACGAGTGGCTTGTAGATGCCCTCGAGCGCGGTCTCAGCTGCCGCCGAGCCGGACAGGTTGTAGTCCGATGGGTCCAGCGGAACGAACGGGTTCTCGGGGGAAGCCATGTGGTGTCCTAACTTGAATGATGTTTGCTGTGCAACACCATTCGTGTTGCTTACGCCTACTTCTAGTGTAACATGCGTTTGCTGTTACTCCCGCCAATTGCGGGATCGCTGGTGCTTCTGCTTCTTTCGCGGTCCAGCGCCGAGACGCTGATTGCATACGAGATGCATGGGCTCAAGGTTCTCGACCGAGTAGGTGAGTGGGTCGTCCCACGCGAGATCCTTGACGGGGATGATGTGGTTCACGGTGGGGCTCAGGGGATCCGGCCACTTCAGGTCCAGGTCGATGAGCTTGCGGCAGTCGGGGTGGGCGCAGATCTGATTTGCTTTCAGGACGCGCCACTTCGCCCGTTCGTACTTCCCACCAGTGCGGCCTCGGGAACGCGGGCCGTTCTTACTGGATGTCGGCAATGCAAAAAGTCCTCTCCCCCAATTATCTCATGGGAGAGAGGACTTCAGTGTTACGCGACCAGCTAGAAGCTGCAGCTTCCGCCGTCGAAGGAACTGCTGCCCGAGTCGCTGTATGAGCTGCCCGAGTCGTAGCTGGGCGAGTACGACGAGCCGCTGTCGTAGCTGCTGCCACTGATGTAGTCCGAACAGCCGTAGAACTCGGACGCCGCCATGGTGGCCATGAAGTTGCTCAGTGTCGAATCGCTCGACGGTGCAGATCCGTAGCGGGCCTTGTACTTCTGGCGGGCCTTCTCGCGTCGTGTGGTCATGCGACTTCCTTTCGTTCAGGATGGGGAACCTTCTCCATCACCTTCTGAATCAACCTCACAGCGCCGTCGTCGTAGTCATGCTCAACGGTGCCGGTGTAGTGCTCCTGCTCGCGTTCACCGCGAAGGTTGCGACCCTCCTTCATGAACACCTCCCACTCGTACAGGTAGGTGTCCTTGTCGGAGAGCTTCTCCAGGCGGCTGATGACGATGGAGCCGATGGTCTGGTGGCCGATCATCATCGGCATGATCAGGCTCATATGAGTGTTGTGCCCGTCCATCCCTCAATGCGGTCCAGGCGGCTCTCAATGGCCTGCAGGCGCTCATTCTGAGACTGGTCAACCGATTGGGCCACCATACGGAATCCGGCGTCGTACAGAGCCTGTGCGGCTGAGTTCGCCGACTTGGTCGTGGCACGGTAGACGCGCTCCATGATGTCTTTGCCGACGGCCTTCTGCTCGATGATCGCGGCCATCACCGCTACGTCGCTCACTAGCGGTCCACCACTTCCCAGTCGAGACAGTCGGCGGCGCTAAACAGATCCTCGTCGGATACATTGCCGTCCAACACCTGCTGCACGTCGAACTCCATCGCATCACGCTTCGTGGTGATGTGATCGGGGTAGTGGTCGAGATTCGGTTCGTAGTCGATGGTCAGGACGATCCGTGCATCACTCACTGGCTGTCCACCAGCTCTAGGCGCGGCTCCCAGCTCTCACCGGCCACGACCTCATAGATGTCGCCCTTGCCCTTGTAGTAGCGGGTGCGGATCCCCTTCGCGGCACCGAGGACACGGAACACGCGCTCATCGACACGATCATCACTGATCAGGATGTACTTGGCATAGCGGTAGCTCATACCAGCCTCACCTCAACCTCGTCGTCAGGAGCCAAGGTGAAGACGACTGCAGCGTCCTCGTCACGGTCAGGGCGCTGGGTGTACTCCACCTCAACCGAGAAGTCGTTCGCGGCGGCTGCAACGGAAACCAGCCACACCCCGTCAAGCCTCACGGCCACAGTGAACACAGCCAAGCGGCCATCGTTACGGATGAACACCTCAACCAAACCCCTACCGGGGCAGTCGAACTCCTCAGTGACGCGACCCGAAACCTCGATCAGGTCATCGGACGCGCCATGGATCATCAGGTAGTTGTCGCTCATGTCTCTCCTAATCAAGTAAGTTATCGAGAAGCGTGAACACCCATGCGAAGGTGAAGATCTCGATCAGGTCGTCCAGTACGCCATCCCAGTCGATTCGACGCCGGGACTTACGCCGCCTGAAGCGCATCCCACTCGTCCTCATCGAAGTCGTCGCCATACATGCGCCGGTTGAAGTCGACTGCGGACTCCTTCTTGGCTGCCTCCCACGCCCGACGGTTCTGGTCGTAGAAGTCGGCGGTGTCACCCGTGATGGCACGAGCCCACTCGAGGTTCTCCGGTCGGCAGTTGCGGGTGTCGCCGTCGATGAAGACCAGACGCCACTGCTGCAGGTCGCTCTTGTCCTCGGGGTCGTACGGCAGCCCGTGGAATGCGGAGGCCACCAGGAGCGCGACTCGCTTCTCCTTGGAGCCACCAGTCGAGGTGCGGACGCCCACGACGGGGTGCTTGCCCGCAGACAGGCCGGTGGGGCGGATACGCTGCTGTAGGGTCTTGCCGCCGTAGGTCTTCGTCCACGACTTGTTCTTCGTGGAGAACTGGCGCTCGTACTCCTTGAGGAAGATCTCGCCCTCGTTGGAGGCTTCGTAGTCCGCGAAGGCCATGTGCGGGACCGGTTTCCAGATGGTCATGGTTACTCCTAGGGACTAAGTACGCGGTAGAGGATGCAGATGATGAGGATGTAGGCGGCGACGATGGCCATCAGCGGGATGCCTCGCTGATCAGCGCGCCCACCATGGTGAGTAGGCCACCGAAGATGAGTACGAGGATGACGATGATCTCGATGGGCGGCGGCGCGACCGGCATCGTGGCCGCGTCGTAGATGAAGATGCCCATACCTGTGAAGGCGAGGGCGCAGCCCAAGAGCATGAACAGGCTGGTCATCAGCGGCGCTCCAGCCCCAGGACCAGGCTGGCGATGCCAACCCCGATCACGACCGCTCCGAGACTCAGCAGGACGATCAGTAGCAGCGCTGCGAAGATCGTGCTCATCGACCCTCTTCCTCCCATAGCGCTTCCACGACCGCCCTGACGACCTTGAACCAGTCGGGCTTGCCGGTGATCTCACCGTCGACAGCGTCAAAGTGAGCCGAACCGGTGGAGTCGGACTCGATCTCACCATCGAGGTACTGGCGGTCCAACTCCCCCACCAGCACGTCCTCGAGCTGCTTGATCAGCGGGATGTCCTCGGTGCGGATGCTCACGGTGCCAGAACCTCACGCACAACCGAGTTGTACTCGGCCACAGTGCAACCGCCCGAAGCGAGCAGCCACTGCGCGATCACGTTCTTGCGGATCTGCTTGCCGTCTTCGCTGGCCATGTAGTCGAAGAACTCATCGAGCCGGTCGACGGGAACATTGTGGAAGTTCCAGTCGAAGCCGATGGGCCACAGTGCGACGATGTCGATGGATGCGGGCGCGAATGCGGCGATCTCAACGGTCATGTTGTCTCCTAAGCGATTCCGAGAGCGGAGATGGACTCGAACGACTTGGAGTCCCGGCCCCACTTGCCGCACTTGTTGCACTGGAAGCGGCGATACTTGTACGTACGGTTCCCGGCCCACCCTCGGTACTGGATGTCCTCCGAGGCGCAGTTCGGGCAGAACGGACCCAGCCCGTTCTCGTAGAGGCCCAGGTTCATGCCCGACAGCCAGCCACGCATGTCTTCGAAGATCTCGATGGTCTGGTCCACGTCGCGCATGTTGTACTTCTTCATGGAGCGCTGAGCGCGGCGAAGAACGTCACCGTCGGCGAACCGCAGCTTGCGCCACAGCCCCTTCTCGGTCTGCTCCTTGCCCTCCATGGCCTTCACCTTGGCCAGGTACTTCATCGACTTGGCGTACAGCTTGAAGTTCTTGGTGGCCTGCTGCATCAGGTCGATGTCGGTGTGCGGAGCTGGCTGCAGCAGGTTGTACATCCACATGTCGGCGCGGAGGTACTTCACGTCGAAGTTCTTCGAGTTGAATCCGACGATGTAGTCGGCCTCATCGAACAGGTCGCGGGCCTTCTGGATCATCAGCTGATGACCACCACCAGGCGTGTGAGCCTGGTTGTCCTGCTGGAATCCGCCGTCCCACTCGGACACGAAGCGGGTCTTGCCTTCGTGGAGCCACTGGTAGGCAAAGCAGATGGTGCGGGCGGGTTCGATGACACGGGACGGGTCGACCCATGTCGAGAACTGCTTGCCCTCCCACACGCCGTCAACGAGGGCCGACTGACGCTCGATGTCGAGTACCAGGATCTTGGCGCTCATTGATTCTCCATATCCGACAACGTATCTCGCGTTCCAGGGTGATTACAGGAAGCGAGATCGTTGATCTTCCAGATGATTACGGCCTGTGCGACCAGGTCGGCCACTGCCACCCCAAGGAGGAGTGACAGCAGCGCGACAGCGGCGGTGATCACACTCGGGTGTACCGGTCGTACAAGTTGAGGTTCGCGCCGGGATTGCGGTTCTCAGTGGACCAGCTCCAGTTGCCACTGTCGGCGGGGTACTCGAAGTACCAGCCCTCGCCACGGTTTCCCTCACGCCACTTGTACGGATACTGGCTGTCGTTGTTGACGCACCACTCGTACTTACGGGTCCACTCGGGCTCCAGTGTGGTGGTCTCACGGGGATCCCCACCGGTCATCGCGTCCATGGCGGCGACGATCTTCGCTCCGACCACCGCACGGTCATCGAACTCAGGGAACCGATCCATGAAGGTGGCCAACACGAATGCGTGCCAGGCGACCGCGATGATGTGCTTCGACCCGGTCTCGGGGTCGATGTCCTCACCGGCCCAGAACTGCGTCAGGTGACGGCACAGGGCTGCGTAGGACTTGCCCCACTCGTAGCCCTTCTCCCAGTTGCGGTCGGCGTACTTGAGTGCGCCGCGACCGAAGTGTTCGGCCAGCTCGCGTTGGGCCTCGACGGGGATCAGGTCGAACCGCTCGAGGTTCCCCGCCTTCTGCGCACCAGTGCTGCTGGTGGTGATGACTTCGCCTGCGCTCACTTCTGTCCGATCCTGTCGATTGCGTCGATGATGTCCGTGGTGGCCTCGATGGCGACCGTGTGCGTCTTGACCTTGAACTCGGCTTCGCGCTGCTCCCGCAGGAGATCGGCACGCTGCTGGACCAGATGGTCACGGATGGCCAGGCGCACGTTGGTGTGCTCGGGGCTGAGAGTCGGGCTCACTTGGCCTCGTAGTAGTCGCGGACGCGGTAGACGCGGCGGCGGATACGGGACCGGTTCGACTTGACCTCGCCACGCAGCCGGGTCAGGTTGCGCCGCATGGTGCGGTTCGGGATCCGGTGGAACTTGTCCTTGGCCGCAGCCTCTTCCGGCGTCTCCTCGTCGGAGGAGAGATTCTTGTTCAGCCGGTCCTTGACCTCGTCAGCCTCGACACCTGCCTCACGCTGCTCGGCCTCGATCTCGGCCAGGGCGTCGTCCTCGGTGATGATCTCTGCGCTCACGGGCGGTAAACCTCCTCAAACGTGCCGGTGCCGCCCTGGTTGGCGACGAAGTCGTCTCGGGTCTCGTAGAACGTGTGGGATCCATCCCTATGGATGGCGATCCACGCAGATCCCTTGTCTGCGACGGCGTGCCCATTACGGTCGCGGTACCGGCGTGTACGGACCAGCACGACCGGGCATATGTCCGTGGTCTTCTCGATCAACACGGTGTGCTCGGGGAAGTGCGCGTCCGACTGCCGGAACGCGTCCAGCTCAGCCTCGGCAGCGACCAGATCAAGGCGCAGCTTGAGCACGCGTTCCTTGAGTTCCTGCTCGGTCATTTCTCTCCACATCCGTTGCGCTTGTCGAATCGCCGCCAGTGGATCCAGCCCTGTGGGCAGTGGAATCCCCATGAGCGGATCTTGGGTCCGGTGAAAACGAGTGTCCAAGCTGGCTTTTCGCGGCGCTGCAGCTCCAAGAACGGCGTGCCGTCGAGCGCTGCTTCGTAGTCCACGGTGGTGTCCAGCTCCACGCGGTGAGCGGTCTTCGCCCTGCGGATCGCGAAGGATCCCCGACCACGCCAGGTCATCCAGCAGTCCTCGTGGTGCTCCCAATACCCGCCCTTGAGGATGAGGCTCGCGAACCACCATGGGTGGTCGTGCAGCGCCCGGTCGTCATCGCTGCCCAGAAACTCATGCAGGTAGATGTTGAAGAACCGGTTGCGCGGGATCACATGCCAACGGTTGAGGTACACCGTGCCGTTATTGCGGGTCAGTACCAGATCGGGTTCACGCATCGATCAACCCCATGATCACCTTGTGGATGTGGCCGACCGAAATGACCTGCTGGCCGAACACATTCTCGGCATGAGAGTCTGGACCGGCGTCATCCATCCACCCCTGCACGAGGTCGCGGACAGCCTGCACCTTGGCACGCTCAGCGGTCAGCTGCTCCTGAAGAACCTGGATCTGTCCAGACTCGGAAACGCTTCCGCCCCAGTGAATGTCGCTCATCACCCATTACGGTACGGGGCCGTAAGAGGTGATTACAGGAAGGAATTGCCTGGTCAGAGCCAGGCGGAACGCCACAGCCGACGGCGGCGGCAGAAAATGATGGGAGTGTCCGAATAAGAAGAACCCCCGTAGGCAGGCGCTTCGGACGGCGTCACAGATTCATCTACGGGGGTACCGAAGGAGCGCGGCTCAACTTCGGTCACTTCCATTGTACCAAGCATTGTACTACCTTGTTCGTGTCAGTGAAACACCAAGGGCGGGAACCGAATCCGAAAATCCAGTCCCCGCCCTTGAGGATGGCGCTACGCGATGTCGAGCGCCGCACAGGCTTCGCGGAGCATGGAGTTCACGTACTCCCCGCGCTTGCCGATGCGGTTTGCGATCTGCTCAGCCGTTGCACTCGGACTGGCCAGGATCATGTCCATGACCTGCAGGTGCTGCTCGCGGGTACGAGTCCCGTTCTGCTTGGGCGTGCAGGTCTTCCAGTCATGCGGCTGGAGGAGGATCAGATCGCGGGCGATGCGGGCACGCTCGTTACGGCGAGTGAGCTTCGCATTCGCAGCGGGATTCGAGCTGAGCGCATCGGGGTCTGTAACCTCCCCGACGACCTCGGGAACTGCGGGGCCTACACGGAGCTGGAGCCAGACCTTGCGCTCCTGCTTGCGCTCCTGGGGGGCCATTCCGCCCCAGACGCCGTACTCCTCGTCACGGGAGAATGCGTCGTCCCGGCACTGACTGATCACAGGGCAGCGGGCGCATACCGCCTTGGCCTGCTCGACGGTCGTGGCGCAGAAGATGTGAGCTTCTTCCTTGGCCATGCCGTTCTCAATCAGATCCTCGACACTGTCGAACGACATGTCGAAGTCCTCCGCAGTACATACCGACCGGGTGCGCCAGTCGAATCCGTTGCTGCTGTCTTCCAGTGTGGCGGTCAATCCCGCCTCCCCTCTATCCCTTCCGCAGTGCGGGCGTGTACCGGCACCTTGGTGATTAGTGCTACTAACTCTGCGACCGTACAGCTAACCCATTGGTCCATGGGGTCGCCCTTGCCGTGCCGCTTGTGAATGAACAGGCCCGCGAGAGCCTCTGCGTTCACCGCTTGAACTTTAGCGTCTCCGACGCCTTTGGGAAGATCTAATTTGGTTACGTTCTTAGTCTGTATAACTAAGTCATGCCCGTCGATCCTCACGTTAACTATGTCGCCCTTGTCGACGGCTCCCCACAGTGGTGCGCGCTGAATGTTGGGGTCACACAGTGCATCTCGCAAGCAATCTGCGATCTGACGCTCAAACGTCGATCCAGCTGCCTTAGCTGACTTACGGGTGCGGCTCAACTTCCAGCTACTTTCTAGTTCTGCTCCGTGTCGGGGGTCGGTTAACCTGACGTTCTTGACAGGTCAACCACCCAGCCACGGCGCGTCCGTCACAGTACGGGCGAGGTCCGACAAGTCTGGCGCGGAAAATACGCATCCAAAATGCGGAATATAGCTACTTGACAGGTGTCCCAACCCTGGGACATGTATCACACTCAGCGCATGCTATAAGGGCGTCGAGCTTCTTCCATTGGCAAGCTATCGATCAGCTGCTGGCGCTTTGCCTCCAGCTCCTCGGAGGTTTGCTTGGTGAGGTCTGGAAGCCACTCCCCAGCCACCCACATTGCGTGGGACGCCAGCTTGATCCTGGGCTTGTCGAACACCGGCAGCGGCTGCACGTTCAGCTTGATGCACTCGGGGCGCACCGGGCATGTCCCACACGTCGCCTTCACCGCCGCCGTACGCACCGGCCCCAGCTCCTCGGGGCTGATGATGAACTCGATCTGCTCCGCACACGGGGCGTGCTCAGTCCACTCGTCGGCCCGCTGCCACAGCTTGCTCACTGGAACATCGCCAGATCGAACCGCTCGCGGAGCTGCATGGTTCCCTCGACCCCGGTTCGGTTCTTCACGAACGTCACGTTCATCATGGGCATCTTGTCGGCCTCTTCTCCGTTTTCGTCCACCGGTCGGGAGAGGACGATTGCGGCATCAGCGGTCTGCTCGATGCCACCCGATTCGCGGAAGTCGGACTTCACGGGCAGCCGGGGCTTGCCGCCGTTGTCCTCGATCTTTCGGTTGAGCTGTGCGGCCACGACCACTACACAGTCCAGCTTTCGTGCGATATGCCGTGCGCGAGTGGCCATGTGGTCCACAGCCTCAACACGGTTCTGCCCCTTGGACGACTCGATCAGCTGCAGGTAGTCGATGAACACGAAGTCCAGGCCCTCACGCTGCTTCTTGATCCGGCACGCCTGCGCGATGGACTCGATGGTGTGATCCGGTCGGTCGTCCACCTCGAGCGTCAGCTCCGCTGCGGCCCCAGCCCACCGGCTGACCTTCGCCATGGTCTCTGCCGACATCCGCTTGGCAGTGATCTGGCCGTAGTCGGCACGGGCACCGCAGGCGAGGATCCGGCCCATCAGATCCTCCTTGGACAGCTCCAGGGAGAAGACGAGGGACTTGTAGTGCAGCTGCGCCGCGTACAGGGCCAGCTGGGCACCCATGATGGTCTTACCGCAGCCGGGTCGCGCACCGATGACGTAGAGCCGCTGGCGCTGGAATCCGCCTGCCAGACGGTCATTCATCCCGATGAACGGCGACTCGATGGCTGGCCGGTCATCCTCTTGGGCCTCAGTCCACATGGTGTAGAGGTCACGGAAGTTGACCGCGTCCATGTCCTGCTGGTCATCGACCTCGTCCAGGAACGTACGGGCAGCGTCGAGCACCATGGGGATGTCGGAGACATCATCGGCGTCGAGAGCTTGGAACCGCTGGCCCAGTTCGTTGACCTTGCGGAGCTTCCACTTCTCGATGACGATGTTGGCGTAGTAGCCCGCATTCTTCGGAGTAGTGCAGGACTCAAGAAGAGTCGCGAGGTACGGCGCTCCACCGACCCGACGGAGCTTGCCGTCCTTCTCCAGCTCCGCGAACAACGTGATGGCGTCAATCTCGGTGCCATCCAAGTACATCCGCTGCAACACGGAGTAGATGTACTCATGCGTAGGCCGGTAGAAGTGCTCTCCGCGAAGACCCTTTAGATCGCCAAAGACATTTGGCTGGAGGAGGATTGCTCCGATGACGGACTGCTCGGCTCGTTCGTCGTGGGCAGGCTGGGGTCCGTCGGACACTTCTCGAACTTCTCCTTGTACATCTCAGTGATCCAGGAGCGGGCCTGCTCCCGGTACCAGAACTCGATGGCCTGCGGATCGGTCATCTCGTCCGGTGGGTACTGCTTCGGCATGGTGATGTGGTACTTGTTCTCGACCGCCTTGACGTTGGCGGTCTTCCACATCTGCTTGAGCCAAGTGACCTGAGCCTGTCGCTCGTCCTGGAAGAGGTCCGCGTCGTCGTACTGGCCTGCCTTGAGCCAGTTGTGCGGGCCGGGAACGTACTTCATGTCCGTACCGGCCACGGTGGCGGCGTAGCGCCGTGCAGCGCCGATGATCGGGAGCGGATCCCGACCGGTCTCCATCAGCTTCGCCCACTCGTTCGAGGCCTCGTTGATATGAGTGTGGCGCGGGTACGCGGTCCAGAACTCATCGAAGGTGGACTGGTGCTTCTTGCGGGCCTGGGCGGGGGTTAGTCGCGCCATTGAATCTCCTTGTGAGACACGAAAGGCCGGTGCCATTCGAATGTTTGGCACCGGCCTTTCACCGGTTCAGTTCACAAGCTCAGTGGCTGATCACCAGCCGTCGGCGTCTCCGTCGCCCCAGCCGGGGTTGGCCTGCTGACGGCCACCGCCGCCATTGCCGCCCGACGAACGCTCCGTGGTCGCAGTGGCGAAGCGCAGCGATGCACCGATGTCGGTGATCTCCAGCTCCAGCGTCGAACGCTTGTTGCCCTGCTTGTCCTCGAAGTTGTTCTGCTTCAGGGTGCCCTGCGCCAGAACGCGGTCGCCCTTCTTCAGCGAGTCAGCGACGTTCTCGGCCAGCTTCTTCCAGACGGTGCCGCGCACGAACGTGGTGTCGCCGTCCTCCCACTGGTCGGTCTGCGGGTTCTTGCGGCGGGTGTTGCACGCGATGTTCAGGTTCGCCACAGCAGTGCTGCTCTGCGTGAACCGCAGATCGGGGTCGGCAGTCAGGGTGCCTTCGATGGTGACGATGGGAAGTGTCAGGGACATGTGTCTCGCTTCGCTTGGGGTCAGGGAAACCAGTCGTCGCTGGTGTCGATGTAATCAGAATAAGGGGGCTCAAGAGGTGAATACAGGAAGCGTTCTAGCTGGTCAGAGCCTCGTCCAGCAGAATCTGATCCGCCGTGTACCCCCGACTTCCACAGAGGAATTGGGATGACGGTTCGGGGGTCTTCCCATGGCCGAACATGCCAGCCAGTAGCTGCAGCTGCCAGGGGGTTAGATTCCACCCAACCATGGCAGCCTGTAGTGCCGTGGCCACATAGTCCGACGATGTTCCAGGGCTCCCAAGGTCCACCTTGGCCGCGTTTCTTGCGGTGGTGCATCGTGACTTGACCACCACGCCCGCACCGTTCACAACAGTTGTCACATCGGGCGAGAACGATTGCACGGCACTGCTTTTCATTCACGCGTCCTGTAGCCAGCAGCCGTAGTCGAGGTGGTCCTGCCAGATCTTGGCAATGGCCTCCAGGGCGAACACGTCGTGCATCGCCAGGATGGACGACACGGCATCGGCCATGTTGTGCCCGTTGGGAAGTCGCCGCAACGCGGGGAGCTTGTCACGCACCCACGAGGCCAGGATGTTGGTGTCGGTGTACTTGACCGGATAGGTGATCTCGTCGTAGTTGCTCACAGGTCGATCTCCTGTTCTACCTGGATCAGGTACTGCTCGAGGAGCCAATCGTCGTACGTCGGCGCGAGGTCGTCAGGCTCGAAGTCGTCAGGCTCATCGCCGTACTCGAAGCGGGCTGTCTCCAGGATCTGCTCCTGGATACCCTCTTCGGTCAACGAGACGAAGACGTAGTGATCGCCGCCGTTGTTCATGACGGCAGCTGCCCAGACCTTCACTCTGGCAATCCCATCTGCATCTGGCGGGTGATCGTCTCGTGCTTGAACACCTCGGGCGGTGTGAACGCGAACGTCCAGTTCGAATCCACCAGGATCCCCAGGTAGTACTTCGACAGGAAGCTCTCGACACCGTCGAAGTCGTCCTCCCAGCGGAGGTCATCCTCGAGCAGTCGGTAGATGACGAAACCGTTCTCAGCCTTGACGCGGAACAGGGTGAACCCCAACGGATTCACCACCATCGCCACGCCGGTCAGCGCAGCAGGATCCCACGCGTCAGGGAACCCACGTCGGACCAGTACCACCGGGTCAGTGCGTGTGAGGTAGACCTTCTCATCCTCGCGATGGACGTGCAGCTGGCCCAGGTTGCCATGCGGCGTCTCCACGTCGGAGTTGTAATGCTCGACACCGTCGTCTCCCTGAAAACCGTTGGGGCCATGTGGACCTGCGATCCTAAGAATGGTCGTCACTGGCTAGCTCCTTCGCCCACTGCTCGAAATCCAACTCGCTCGTCTCGTGCTTCTCGGCCTGCTCATCGATCCACTCCGCGAGCCTGCTTGCCGCCGTCGCCGTGTACTTCTGCACCACTGGCGTCGGCACACCACGCTGGTTCAGCGCAGCGGTACGGTCACGCTCGTACGTCTGGGCTACCTTGCGCATGTTGTGCTGCATCTCAGGCGGGAAGTGGCCATGCTTGTCCAGGTAGTCCAGCGTGTGGCTGAACGCCACGTACACCAGCTCCGCGATGTTGACCGGCAGCGACGGTGCGTTACTCGGGTAGGCCATCGCCGAAGATCTCCTGCTCGAGTCCGTCGAACATCTGCTTGTCGGCAGCCTCGCGCTCCTGGGCGACAACCTCCAGGAACTGCATCGCCATTGCGCTGGCGATCAGGTCAGCCTCCTGCAGGGCGTCCATGCCGTAGCTGGTGCCGATGTAGTAGCCCAGCTCGGTGTTGTACTGCAGCAGCCATTCGGCGATCATCTCGCGGTAGCGGTCGGGGATGTTGCTGTGCAGCGCAAGGAAGTTCAGCATCATGCGCGGCTGCTCGGCCAGCACGAACGGGATCGGGAACTGCTGCTCCAGGGGTACGTTGCTCACAGAATCTCTCCGATGCGGTTCAAGAGTGGAAGTAGTTGCGCCTCAGGCACAATCGCGGAGATGTTGATCTCCACGAGGCCGGTCGTCCACAGGCGTGGGTCGGCAGTGTTGACGCGGACATCCTTGGGATAGTCGGCCATCAGTAGTTCCCGCCTCCGTTGTTGTATAGCGTGCCCAGCAGCTTGTTGCGCATGCCGAGGTTCATCGCTTCCTTGTCGAGGGAGTGAACGCGGCGCTCGCACGTACCCAGCTGCATGTAGGCGATGTCCATATCGAGCTGACACTGCTGCACCTGGGCGTCAGCGAAGGACGCGGCCTTTGCCTTGGTGGCAGGCCCCTTGTCCTTGAACTCCGCGACCTTCTGTGCGGTGTTGAACCGTGTTTCGTACCAACGGAACTGGGCGCGGTGCCAGGCAAGTAGCTTGTCCCACTTGTTCATCAGGAACGAGTTCTTGTCCAGCAGCTGGTCGAGCAGTTGAGGGCTCAGCTCCGTGTAGACGTAGTCCTCGGAGTCATCCCAGCTCACTTGCGAGCCTCCAAGTCTCTGACGAGATCTGCCGCAATCTGCCCCATGGCATGTAACCCGCTAGCGAGCGTGCGGAACCCATCGATGAGGCTCGAAAAGTCGGGCACCACCTCGATGTGGGCCTCGCCTACTTCAGCCATTACAGCAACACCTCGTCCAGGAAGCCCAGCTCCCACGCCTGGTCTGCGTACAGGTACCAATCGCGGTGAACTTCAATCGCCTTCAGGAAGTCATCGACTCCCATTGGCGAACGCTCGCAGTGGACCAGGGCGAGTCGACGCATCCACTCTTCGCCGCGACCGAGGTCGGCGCGGATCTCGAACAGAGGGCTATCCACACGCGAGGACAGTGGGCCGTGGATCATGATCATGTCCATCGCACCACCGACGCGGTGATCACCGGCCTGCAGTAGCAGTTCGCCGCCTGACGCAGCCAATCCGGCTACGCGAGTGGTGATGTGATGCTTTCCCCCACGACGCTCGCTGTACTTGCTCACAGCGCCGTACAGGGCGATTGCGGGGTAGATCTCGCCACCACCGGAGTTGATGTCGATCTCCCACCGGGACTCGGGGTAATGCGCGTCCCAGTAGTACATCGTCTCGATCAGCGGGGAGACCGACTCATCGTTGATGTACCCACGGAAGAAGTACCGGATGACATCGCGGCCATCCTCGTCCTTCGACACCACGTAGGTGGAGATGTCAGAGTCGGTGTGGCCCTCGCACTCGTCGCTCACTTGACCTTCGGCCAGGTGACGATCTCGACGGTCTTCACCACGCGCTTGACCTCACGGACGGAGTCCGCGTAGACCTCATCCTCCTGGTACTCAGTGAGGCCCTGGTCGAAGTCGAACGCGAAGTACCGGCCCGTCGCAACGTGCTGCACGATGATCGTGTCACCACGCGCCCAGCGACGGTTCTCGCCCTCCTCGACAGCGACGTGCTTGAAGCCTTCGACCTCGGAGTCACGCTCGACGCGCAGGAGGTACACGGCGTCGTCGTCGTCAACTTCAAGGATCGCCGTGAGTTGCTGCTCAATCGTCTTGTCGCTCATAGGTCCACCTGTCGGAACTCGGGGATGTACTTCAACTTCCGCTTCCACTGGCCACAGCGGATGATCTGGCGACCTCGCTCCAGCGGGACGCGGAGGATGCGCCAGTGCCAGCGACCGTTCATGGCGGGCTGCTGAGGGCAATGGAACATCAGGGCCTCGTCGTAATCGCAGTCATGCGAGGCGTACTCGGCGGTGCCGTCGGCGTTCGGGTAGAACTCAGCCCACGGAACGTCCTGCACCACACCGGGATCGCGGTAGATCTCACCCTCGGTGTAGAGGGCTAGCTGACCGGACACGCCCATGCGGAACTGGTCGTCCTTGCCGGTTTTGATGTCGATCATGAACCGCTTGCCGTCGATCTCACCGATACGGTCAGCGGAGCCAGCTGCACGCAGCACGTACGCATTGCCGGTCGGCGTCTTCATCGGCACGTTCACCGACAGGAAGATCTCGCGGGCAAGGATCTGCAGGTGAGGCGAGGAGGCAATGTCCTCGTAGTAGCCGTCGAGCGGCCCCTTCAACTCCTCGGGAACCAGGTTCCAGTCGAGGGTGTCGGTCTCGATGGCCTCACAGAAGTCGTGGATCGAAGTGCCACGGTCGGCCTTGTTCTGCGATCCGCCGACGATCTCCGCGTTCTTGACGATCTCCTTGAGATCACCCTTCGCCGAATCCCAGTTGCCACCCTTGGCGACAATGGCCTTGACGCGGTTGATGATTGGCGGCGATACCGCTGCGCCGATCAACGCCTGCGACTGGGCGTACGGGATCAGATTCTTGGCGTCGTCCAGATCCTTTGCGAGAGTGGAGCATCGGGAGTATCCGACACGCTTACCACCCTCGGGCGGGTACAGCAGCGGACGCCCGTAGCTGTCTCGCGGGATGGTGTGGTCGGTAATGATGCACCCCTAGTCAGGAGAAGATGGCGAAGATGACAACGATCAGGAGGATGATGATGAGCAGGTCCACTACGACACCTCCCCTGTCTTCACCCACCGGTAGACCGTGTCCAGGATGCGGACGGCATCCTCAGCGGTGTCCGTGTTGATGTGGCCGATGGCATGGACGAAGACCTCCATGCGCAGATCCCCATCTTTGTTCTGGCGCGGGTAATACGCGGTGGTGCCGCTCACTGCTCGGTCGCTCCCAGCTCGCCCGCAGCGGCCAGAGCCTCGAAGTGCTCGGCCACCTTGGTCAGCGCCGCGACATCGGTGGAGGCGATCATCGATCCACCGTCGGGGTTGTCCTCAGCGAAGAACGCCTGAGCATCCTTCGGGGACTTGCCCGATGCCTTCACGGCAGCCTTGACGCGGGCGACAGCAGCTGCGACAGCCGGATCAGTCAGACCCTCGGTCGACGCGTTCTGCTTGGCACGTGCGGGACGCGATGCAGCGGCCTTGCCGCGACCCGACGCAGCGTTGCCGTCGTCGTCCTCGTCGGCCACCAGACCCAGCACCGCCATGAACGCGTAGCGCTTGGCATAGGTGATCGCGGAGCCCTGGGCCTGCGGATCCTGCTTCACCGGGCGCAGGATCATGGTGGAGGCCTTCGCCTGTCCACTGGAGTGGACCACGATGGTGGTGAGAGTGTCGTGGACCTTGCCCTCGATCACCACGTACTTCGGCTCCTGGATGACCGCCAGACCATGCTTGGCGAGCACCGGCTGCGCCTCAGCCTTGACGGCGGGGAGATCGGCGTACTTCGACTTGAAGAACGGGTTCGCAGTGTCCTTGGCGACAGCGCCGAACTCAGCCTGTGCGGCGACGAGAGCTGCGGCCAGCTCGGGGCCGATGCCCTCGTGTGCGCTGGGTGCGAAGACCCACGGGTTCGAGGAGGCGATGAGAGTGTCTTCGGCCTTGATGGTGTCGCTCAACTAATCAACCAATCGCATGTAGAGGTAAGCCGCGACGATCAACACGACCGTCCAGCTGAGGGAGATGGGGTACGTCAGCGTGACGCTGTACGAATGAGGTTCCAGAGTCCGATCACGAACGCCAGGAACAGGAAGAAGATGGTCGCGACTGCGCCACCCCAGACTGGCGCGAACACCGACCACCAGGACCACTGCTCGACGGCAGTGTCGCCAGCTCCCAGCTTCATGGCCAGGAGGATGAGGGATGCCGGGACTCCGATGGCCTCGGTGATTCCCCCGACCACGCCTGCGGTGACTACTGCACCGCCAGTGGCAATGAGGCCGGGAGTGGAGATCTCGTCGCTCACGATGCGATCCTCTGCTTGATCTTGTGGTTGACCTTGCCCTGCGCCTGAATGGCGTCTGCGAGCACAGCGAGGTTGGACTTGCCAGTTTCGTTGTGCCGCACGATGAGTCGGATCGCGGACCACCAGGTCCGTGCAGGATCCTTCGGGGCAGCCATACCCAGAGCAGTGTCGAGGGCAGCCGCGACAGACAGCGGCGCATCCTTCGCATTCGACTCGGAGACAAGGCGCTTCGTGATCTGCAGTGCAGATAGCAGTGCATCGGGATCGTCGGTTAGGACGCCGTTCTGCTTGCGTGCGTAACGCTTGAGCTTGTTTGTACCCATCGTTGTACCATTGTGCAACGATCCTGTAATTGCAGGTCAGGCCGCTTTTTGCGGTCGAGGAAGCCAGCAGTTGTCCCGCTTGGGATCAAAATGCCAGGGTCGGCAGTTCATGCCGAGCAGCTGGTCATGGAGAACATGACGCTCAGTCATCTTCTTCTGGTGGGCGACGATGGCCTCCTGGGCGTCATCGAATCGCCATGCACCGCTCGAGTGCCATTCCCGCAGCTCCTGGTCGAGTTCCCAGAGCAGCTCGAGCATGCGGTTGCGGTCGGCCAGGAACTCAGCTCGCGACGAAGTCACTGGGCTTCTTCTCATCGAGCATGTATTCCGCGTACGCGGTGTCCAGGCGACCTCGGTAGTTCAGGTCCAGCGCGGTGTCATCGACCAGGATCAGGTCTTCCACGTTCCAGTGCGTGATGAAGGTGTACTCGCTGGTGGTAGGCACCCAACGGACCTTCGTCTTCATCCACTCGCGCTGCTCGCTGACGCGGTCCCATGGTCGCGGACCATTGACGGACGGCACCCAGCTGTAGTGGGTGTAGGGAATGGGGACCATGTCCAGCACGACGCCGAGCGCGTGGCACGACGAATTCGAGCGTCGGAAGCCGACTCCAACGACGGATCCGATGGTGATCTCTTGACCGAACAGGTTTTTCACACATCCAGACTCTCAGCCGGTCTGGGGTGATTACAGGAAGTTGACTGTGGGGCTCCCCTGGGACACGACCCCCAGGGGAGGGGCACCTTCACCAGTCGTGAGCTTCCGGTGCCGCGCTCACTGTTGAGGGGGAAGGGAAATACCAACCTCGGTGCGAGCCCGACGGAACAGTAACAGGTTCCTGTACTCATTGCATCTGAATGTTGGGAGACTGTGAGTTTCGTAAGATTCTTCTCAGGCCGGCCTCAGGTTGACGCCTAAATCCGCAGGTCAGAGCGATCCTCCTGTAATCACTCCGCGTTTCTTCCTAGAGTCCCTAAAAGGACAGTGCGAACGCCAGTGAGCGCCCACGGAGCGACACGGATGTGGCGCGATGTTCCACCTACGGTACGAGAGCAGCGTCCCCCACAGGGGGACGTTGTTTCTATTTGATACTCCTTCTCATAAGAGCTTCCCAACTTGTATTGCGGTATCACCTAAGACATTTGGTACCAATTACGAGGTTGCGCACGCGAAAACGCTTTCCTGTAATCACCTTTCGGCGGCTGACAAGCTGAACGCCATGAGCACAGACATCAAAGAGACCTACCAAGGTCTGGTGGATGGTGCGGAAGTCGTCTTCGCCTACAAGGCGTTCGCCGAGCCGGATCAGCCGTACTGCATCTCCGTGAGTCTCGGAGGTGAGCGGTACCTCGCTGCGACCCTGCAGCCCTCCCTGCCCGACGAGTTCCTGTCTGAGATCGAGGCTGAGGGACTGAACCGTGAGCAGGTGCTCCGGTGGGTTCGGTTCCTCACTGAGATGGTCGAGAAGGCCCGTGCGTGGGACGACTTCAACGCTGGCCTCGCGGAGATCGCCCACGATCCCGAAGAGTGCCCCGACCACTACACCGTCCCGGCGTTCCTGCAGAGCCCGTACCAGGTGGATGCCTTGGGCTACAACGAGACCGACGAGATCTGGCAAGACTCCGACGGGGACTACTTCAAGTTCATCGACGGTGAGTGGTGCATGAGCCTCGACGCGGACGACCCCGACAACGACTGGGTCGACATCATCGGCCATGAGAACTTCCTGACCGACTTCGGCCCGTACACCGCCGTACGCAAGCAGCCGCGAAAGGTGCAGGTACTCACCGCCGCTGAGCGGGACGCCGAGTGGGAGTTCGTCACTGACACTGGTGAGCGGTTCGTCTACCGCTGGACCGGAGACGACTGGGTTTGCTCGCTCAACGGCGACAGGTTCACATCGGTTGGTGATGATGGCCCGCAGCTGGATGGCATCGGATTCCTGACGGAGATCCTGTGAGCCACAACAGCGTCTGGCATGCCCAGATCGCCCACGACAACCTGATCTACAAGACCGAGGTTGGCTCCGTTCTCCATGGCGTCACTCTCGGTGGCCAGGACGACAACGACGAGATGGGCGTGTGCATCGCTCCTCCCGAGTGCGTCCTCGGCACGAAGTCGTTCGAGCAGTACCAGGATCGTTGGCGCGCCGACGGCACTCGCATCCCCGAGGGTCAGCGCTCCGGTCCCGGCGACACGGATCAGACGATCTACAGCCTGCAGAAGTACGCACGGTTGGCCGCGAAGGGCAACCCGACGGTGCTGATGCCGTTGTTCGCGCCCGAGAACTACGTGTACGACTGCACGGAGGAGGGGCGGGAGCTGCGGTGGAACCGCGACCTGTTCCTGTCTAAGCAGGTCGGTGACCGGTTCCTCGGTTACCTTGTCGCCCAGCGTGAACGGGCGCAGGGGCTGCGCGGGAAGAAGCACACCAACCGCCCCGAGCTGGTCGAGAAGTTCGGCTACGACACCAAGATGATGTACCACGCTCACCGGCTGGCCATCCAGGGCACGGAGCTGCTGCTGGAAGGCGACATCACGCTGCCGATGGAAGACGTTCACCGCAGCTTCCTACTTCGGATGCGCAACGGCGAGTTCCCGTTGGAAGTCGCACTGAAGTCGCTGGAGTTCCGCACCGAGCTTCTGCGGCAGGCGGCTGAGGCCAGCGAACTCCCCGACCACCCCGACTACGACGCCATCGACAACTGGTTGATCGGCATGCAGTACCACCACTGGAAAACGAAGGGATTGCTATGAGCAACAAGAGCAAGAAGAACGAGCCGGAACTCAAGACCATCGGCCAGATCAACCCCATCGGCAAGGGCATCAAGGTGACCGGTGCCAACCTAGGCAAGATCCTGCACCTGATCTCCCTGGACGCCGAGCACATCGAGTCGGAGACCTCCGTCGCGGTCAGCTTCGAGGCTGATGGCCAGCTGGGCGCGGTGACCGTGTTCCAGCGCGGGCAGAAGTTCCCGATGAAGCGCGGCGACTGGATCGTCAAGGGCAGCATCGGCATCTACACCGTGGACGGCGAGGAGTTCGACAAGCTGGGTCTCGTCGCAGCGTGAGCCTCGAGACCTTCGTCCACAACCCCACGGAGGTGCGGGCCATTCAGGTGGCCCGCCCCTTCAAGCGGGTGGCCGACGCGGTCCCGTATGCCCGGTCGGTTCAGCACCCGCACACGCGGAAGTTCCTCTACATCGCCATCTCCAAGCCTGGCGTCATGGACGACCTCAAGGCGTACGAGAACGACTGGATCATCATCCAGCCCAGTGGCTGGGTGCAGGTGCTGTCAGCGGAGGTGTTCCCGACCCACTACTCCGAGCTGATCAAGGAAGAAGATGGCGACAGCGACACTGCCTGACGTTGAGATCGATGTCGACGTCGAGTCGATGATCAACGGGGCGTTCGAGGAACTGGAGTGCTGCAGTCACCGCAAAGAGAAGATCCCTTGCGGTGGCCCCATCGCCGGGTACCAGGAGTTCCACACCTGCATTCAGGGGTGGCTGTGCAAGAACCATTGGGATCATGGCATGGAGCTGTACCCCATCTGGCGCAAGAAGATTGAGGACACGGGTGAGATCGGCTGCGCTTTGTGCCTCAACCGATTCAAGAACATCAAGAGCTTCATCCGACTGACGAAGGTGCCGGAATGATCAAGACGATTCTTCTCGGCCTCGCCGCCATGGGTGTGATCCTGGGCGCGACTGCGTGTGATCCGTCGACTGACGGAGGCGGCATGGACCCGTCCCCGGCAACGGGTGGCAGCGGCCTGGTGCTCACCCCGAAGGGTGGGATCGGTATCGACCTGGGCGGCGGGATGACCATCGACCCGACGACCGGTGGAATCGGATTCGGGGTTCCCCTCGGATGAGCGTGAAACTGACCCACGAGATCACCCTGTCCAGCCCACTCACGTTGGCTGACATGGAGCAGTTCGTCGCGCAGGCCAAGGAGATGGGCGTGCGAACCACGGCCACGCTGAGCCTGCAGATCACGAAGGGCTACAGCGACTTCCGTGAGTCGTGGCCCGATGCTGTGACAATCACCGCGAGGCGCTGATGAACCTCCTCGGTGACATCGTCTGGGACGACCTGGACGTTGACGAGCTGCTGGACAACTCGTACAAGGACTTCCACGCGAAGGGCTTGGACTACCTGTGCCTGCACCGTGACGCAGGGCTGACGCTGAAGGCGTACTTCTTCCCCGAGGGGATGGAGTCGCAGAAGCTGGGCGAGGTGGTCAATCCGCACGACCACCGCTATCACTTCACCACGCAGCTGATGTCGGGCGTGATCAGGAACAAGTGGTACCGCTACGCCGACCCGTACATCCCTGGTGATCTCGCCGAAGGGCATGCCAACTGGTTCAACATCTTCGAGTGGATGACCCCACTCAACGGGGGCCGGGGATTCCGTAGCGACGGCGATTCGGTGCTACTGGTCAATGACCGGACGACCACGCTCGCCTGGCCGGGGGCGCAGTACTACATGTCCGCACATGAGCTGCACACCATCTCGGTGGGTGCCCGCGAAACGTGCATCGTGCTGGCGCAGTACGAGGACGTGGTGCCAGATGACCGTCCTACCCTCACGTTCTCCCAGGCCGAGGAGCCGCCCTCACTCAAGGGCCTCTACACCGAGTTCGAGGCCGACGAACTCATCGCCCGTATCAACCTGCTACGCGAACTGAACGGAAAGCTATGAGCCTCCAGGAACAACTGGCCGACGCCCAGAAGGAAGTGCGTCGACTCGAACGCCTCATCGACGCTGAGGATCTCCCCGTCGGCACCATCGTGCAGCCGGGTGGCGGGTACGGCGCATTCATTCGTCGGTACCGGTCCATCCATGACATGTACGACGGCCTGCCTTTCCCGACCTCGAAGCGGCCACGCTGGGTTGTTCAGCATGACGACTTCTCGGGCAAGGACTACGCCACCCTCGCAGAGGCGATGGAGAAGGGCTTCCCCGGCCAGGACTTCACCATCATCCACCAGCCCAGCATCCCGTTCTGACACAAGGAGACCCATGAACCTCAAGAAGATCGCGGCCCTCGCCGCCGCCACCATCGTCGGTGCCGCCAGCCTCACCGCCTGTACCACCGACGCGGACATGGCCAGCCAGAACCTGTCACAGGACGCCGACAACTTCAAGATCCCCCGGCGCATCACGTTCTTCAACGGAATCACCGACAAGTACCTGCTGACAATCGAAGGCCGGTGCTCGATCTCACCGGACACGGCCTCGAAGAAGCTCGACGTAACCTGCAAGGTCGCGGACGGCTACAAGAAGCACTTCCTCGGCCTGAGTGACAACGTCTCCTACTTCGTGGAGCAGATCGACGGGCGCAACGTCTCGACGGACTACTACCACGTGACGTTCAAGCCGTCGTCCATCGTCCCTGACATCGAGCTGCGCTGAGCTGACGTGACACCTGTCGTGTCCGAGGAGTTCGCACGCGGATTCTGGTCGGCTAGGGTCACGCTCAGCGACAAGCTGGAGTTCGTCGCGTGGACGAAGGACCGCCGTCGCACGTGGAGCAACCTCTCGGACTTCATGCGCGACTGGGCCTCAGATCCCTTCTAACGAGAAAGCCCCACATCCATACCGGGTGTGGGGCTTTCGTCGTTCCTGGGGCCAATCAGGCGGCAGCGAGGGCCTTGTGAGCCTTGGTCAACTCACGGATCTTGTCGATACGGAAGTCGAACCACGTCTCAGTGTCGGTGACCACGACCGGCGCGATCATCATCCCCGCGTTGCGGAACCGATCAGCAGCCTCGGAGTCGTCGGCCAGCAGCACCTCCGTGTACGGGATCTCAGCCTTGGCTAGCGCCCGCTTCGTCAGGTTGCACTTGTGGCAATCGGGGCCAGTCGTGTAGACGGTGATGTTCAACGAAATCCTTCTCAGTTCTTAGCGATACGACGAAGAAACGCGACCGCAGTGTCGATGTTGTAATTCGTGTGCGGATAGGTCGCCCACGGCTGAGTGGTCACGAACTGACCGCCGTAGATGACAGCGCGGAACGCCGCATAGATCTCTGGAATCGGGCGCTTGATGATCTCGCCCACCTGCTCCAGGATGGAGTCCACACCACTCCATAGGTTCGCCAACTTCTGCACCGCCCGGTACACGGCGGTCATCATCTCGCCAGTGTCGTCATCGGGGGTGTCCGTGTAGATGTCACGGCCAAACGGAGAGTTAGCTCCGTGTGCAAAATCGTACCACCACTCTGGGGTCGACTGCAGGCGATCGTCACCGATGCCGCGACCCTCAGGGATCGGAATACCCTCTGCCACATTGCCATTCGCCACACCCAGCTCACGGCACGGGTTGCCAAATGTGATGGATCCGATGATGCGCTTCTCGAGATCCTCGTTGCCCTTGATGTAGCGCTTCCACACCATGGACGTGACAATCGCGCCCTGCGAGTAGCCGATGAGCGCGAACTTCGCCGCAGGGTAACGGTCCAGTCGCTGCTTCAGCAGCTTGAGCAGCTCAGCGATACCAGCGTCGACCGAATCCCCCATAGGGAACGGCTTGGCCGGGTAGTTGACGCCCTGCCAGCGGAAGAGGTCCGCGACCGCTCGAGCGATGTCTGCCGGGTAGCCAGCGTCCCAGAAAGCGCCCGTACCGGCCACGGTGAACACCCACGGCTTGAGCGCCTCGAGGACGCCCAGCGCCTTCTGGGTGTCGTAGTCCAGCACACCGTCGGTGCGCAGCCCACCCTTCTTCACCTGGAACGTCTGGACGGCAGCAGTCAACTCGGGAGTGAACTTCTGCGTCAGCTCCAGCTGCTTGCCGTACGAGAACTTCGCCCGCAGCTCGCCAATCGCTGCCAGGACAGGTAGGCCCTCCATGCCTTCCTGCCAACCAATCCATGCCATGTTGCCTCCTTCAAGGCAGAAGAAACGGACCCACCAAACGAGGTGAGCCCGTTCCTGTTTCGTGCTTGTCAGTCCTTGTAGGACGCGATGAGCTGCTCTGCGAGAGTCGGATGCTTCTCCAGCGCAGCCTGTGCGGCGTACGGGTCGTCCGTCGCCTTCTCGATGACCGCCTGGGCGATCTCGGGATCCGTATCGAACTCATCGAAGATCTGCTCGATGGTCGCCTTGTTGCGAACCGACCACGTCGCAGCGGTCACGAGCACCGAAAACCCAACTGCCACAGCGTGTAGCCATGGATGGGTGGTCGACGCCTCAAGCATCGCTGCTAGGCCCTCCATGCCAGCCAGTGCGGTAGCACCAGCGGCGGCAGCCTTCTTGACCTCAGCTAGCTTCATCGCATCAGGCCTCCGATGAACTTGCCGATGTCATCCACGATCTCGTTGAAGTTCGATCCCGCTGGCAGGAGACCCTTGATCTCCGGTGGGATCAGCGCTTCAACCTTGTCGAAGATGGCCTTCTCGATCAGCGGCTCGATGTGTGGCCACAACGCCGCGAAGATCATTCCGATCAGCTTCTTCTTCACTCGCCTACCTCTTCCTTGTACGCGGCCATGATCTCCTCGGGGATGGACTGGAAGACCTTCTTCGCACGAGCGACCGTGGCCTTGTCGGTCACCGCACCCTTGCCCGCCGCCGAGCGGCGAACGCGACGGATCGAATCCGAATCACCCAGCACCGCAAGCCGTTCGATCAGCTCGCCGTGCTCCATGCCGTCATCGTTGAGCAGCATTCCGACCAGGGTGTCAACCGGCCCCTCGCCGGGATCGCGGTAGATCGAGCGGGACTCCCACTTGTTCGTCAGCTCGAAGAAGATCCGCTGCACCATGGCGCGGTCAGTGTCAGTGAACATGTCGTCCTCCGTGTCGCCTGCGATGTACTTCTGCAGGTAGGTGTTGAATACGTCCCACGGGAATCCGCCGCCGACATCGGTGTGAGTGCCGATGCCGAGGCCCTTGGTGATCCCGTAGTGATCGGTGATGCCGCTACTGTTGGCCAGACTCGCGTAGCCGGTGGCCGAATTGCCTACGCGGATAACCGGTTCGATGTTGTACTTCAGGCAGTCCTGAGCAACGAGGTAGGCGCAGATCTTGATGCCGGTGCCCATGTTGTCCAGCCACTGCTGACGGGTCCAGCCCGCGTACGACGGCGCGAACACGTAGTTGATGCAGAAGTTGTTCGCATCCAGCACCGACCACGAGGCGCGGTCAGTGTCAACGAGATCCCAGGCGCGGTTGTCGTCCCCGATGATGTAGTGGTAGGACACGTTGTTGCGGTCCATCCACTGATCCAGGGCCTGGCCAGCCATGTTGCCCTCCTCGGTGTGGAGAACAATGAGGCGAGGCTTCTTGCCGTTGCGCGACTGTGAGCCGCTGCCGTCGATCAGGTTGATCTCTTCGAAGAACCGACCCTCAGGGACCGCGACCGGCGCGGTGCCAGCGACCTTGGCGTACAGCTGGTTGATGTCGTTCCACCACTGCGCATAGGCCCACGGCACGCCCGACTGCTGCACCGACTGTGCGGAGTCGTTCGCTGCGGTTGCATTCGACGCGTTGTAGCCCACCTTCTTGAGGCGAGTCATGAACTGCGTTGCGGCAGAATGCAGATCCATCTCCGACTGGGTGGTCCCCCACCACAGCTCGCCCTTCGGACCCTTCTGCTGCTGGAAGTAGCCAACCGACCGGCCATCGTCGGACTCGGAGTCGTGGTCGTAGTTGAACGACTCGGCATCTGCAGGGTTGGCGGGGCACCAGAAGCGGCGCTCGAACGGTGCATCGCCGTCCTCGACACCGACCTCCTGGGAGACCGTCATGCCCGCGACGATGCAGGCACCCTTCTTGTCGGGCATGTTCAGCTCGTCAGCGACCTGGATCAGCACCTTCATCGCCTGCTCGCGAGTGATCAGCGGATCGTCATAGAGAAACTTGGTGAAGCTCAAGAGAATTCCTTACGGAGTATCGGCAATGATCCAGTCCGACACCTGCACACCGGCATCCAAGATGGTCGACTTGAAGCCGAACCCGACGTAGCGCTCACCAGGGCCGTGGTCGACCACACTGGTCGTATCGGTCCACGACACAACGGGAGTCATGTTGGTCCCTACGTAGAGCGTGAAGGTGTTGGTGATCGGGTTGAACTCAGCGGTGTAGATCTGGTTGTCCTGCGTGTCCTTCGACGCGCTGACACGGTTGACGAATGTGGTTGGCCCAGTGCCCGTTACGACGGAGATGGTGTCGGAGTCCCACGAGCCGATGCCGAACACCTGCTTGTGGTGGAACCCAGCCCAGTTCGTCATGTCGTAGTTCGAGCAAATGACGGTCCACATCTCGCCGTTGCTGTTGTCGTGGGCGCGAATGGTGTTGTACGTCAGCCGAACTGCGTCCGTCTGTAGCGGTGCGAACCACAGCATCGCCACGTCGTCCCACGGTGTGAGGCCAGTCAGCAGGGTGCCTGCCGCGACCGCGTTGGGCAGCGAGCGCAGCGAGTTGTCGTACACACGCGGGTGGCCGTTCATGATTCGCCATGCAGGATCCGTCAGCAGGCCAGGAGTGCCGAAGTGGTACTCGTAAGCCACACCGTCGAACTCGCTCGACTGCGGCGGCGCATCTGGGTACGGAGCCTCGATGCGGATGACCTGGCCCTGCTCCAGCAGGGTGGGCATGGTTTCCGACGGGTACGTCACGAACAGCTGCCAAGAGTCAGTGCGGGCCAACGTGTCCGAGATGTCCGCTGCCTCAGCGAAATCGATGTACTTGCCGCCAACAACGCCGACGTAGGCACCGACGGTCTGGCCGTATGTGTTGGCCACAGTCAGCAGCGCAGTGGTTCCCAGTGGGAACTCTCGGTTACCGGCCAGCGTGTAGCGGTAGCGCAGCGGATTGCCGCGCTGAAGCTCGAGGGGTCGGTTGCTGCGAACTGGGACGAGGGGCTTGAAGCTACCCATCTAGTCCTCTCCTAATTGTACGTCACGTCGCCAACTTGGCGAGATTGATCTTGCGGCGCAACTCAATTCGCTCTTCGTCGGATAGGCCGGTGATCTTGGGGAACAAGTCGTCCAACATGTCGACCAGGCCAACCACCGCGTTGACCACAACGTCCATGCGCTTCTTCAGCTCCGCGTTTTCCTTGCGGATCTCCTCGCGGATCGCCGCCGACAGCTTCTGGACTGCCTCGGTCTCAGTGATCTGCGGAACCTTGGGACGGAACACGCTCTGCCACATGACAACCAGAAGGCCACCAGTGCCAGCGATGCCGCCCAGCATGCCGAATAGCTCAGGCCACATCAGTCCATCTCCCACAGCTCGTGAGGGATCAGCGTCGAGTAGCCGGTGCCCCCGAGGGATGCGAGTGCCTGCTCAGTCATCGCCGTCAGTGCGCCGGGGCGATCCTCTGCCGTCACGTTCGGAATCCCGATGGCCTCAACGGTCCACACGCCATCGACGCGGGTTGCTGAGACGAGAGGTTCCCCAGTGCGGGCGTCGAACAGCTTCATGTGGTCAATGCCGAAGCCGACGACCTGGTGGTCAGTCTGTACGTGGTACATGTGCGCCTCTCACGCTGCGATGTTCGGTGTGATGTCGATGGAAGCGCCTGCGCCACTGACGATTACGTTTCCGCCCGTGAACGCGCCCGAGCCGACGAAGTTGCCGCCCGATGCCGCCGACCAGATCCCACCCTCGGTGTAGGTGCCCGCCGCGACAGGAATGTTCACGACAGCCCCCGCGTTGGTGCCCGTAGTTCCTGGCGTCCAGGTGGTCAGCTTGCGTGCATAGCCACCACCAGTGGCCTCGTTCGCCCCGTTTGTTCCGCCACCAGCCCCGGTGTGAACCGAGATCCATGCACCGAGAGCAGCGATGGCATTGGACGCGGCCTGGTGGGTTGGGTTGGCAATACCCATGTTTCAGCCCTTTCGTTAAACCCTGTATGCGTAGAAGAAGGCGCAGCCGTCGCCGCCCTTGTAACCGCTCGAAAACGAGCCGGAAGCCGCTCGACCGCCACCACCAGGCGAATTGCCAACGCCGGTAGTAGTCGCTGCACCGCCCACGTAGAGCTGCCCGTTGAGCGTTACGTCCTTGCCACTGTTGGCATTACCGGTCGTGACCGCCTGTCCAGTGGTGTCGCCAGTGCCGATACCGGGAGTGGCTCCACCGCTCGCAGACAGGAATGTGGTCGACCCCGAGATGACGGCAGTGAGACCGCCAGGACCGGCGTTTGCGACGGTGGTACCCGCATTTCCACCGCCACCGACCTGGACAGAGACGCTCGTCAGCCCTGGATAGCTAGCCAGAGCAACCGTGGTCCATGCCCACTGCCCAGGATTGCCACCCTTGGAGTTCGCGAGAATCGTCGCACCCGAGCCACCACTGCCACCGCCGATGAGGACAACGTCGACATGCGTTGCCCACCAGGGGATCGTGTACGTCCCGAGGAGGACAGGGCCAGTGATCGTCGTCAACTCTGGAGCGTGACGCAGGTTCGCGCCGAAGCCCAGCGACGGGATCGCCTCTGTAGTGAACGAAGCCGGGTAGTGCTGACCGGCAGTCGCACCGATCTGCGGAGTGACCGTGATGCCGAACGTACGTGCATACCGTTCCGCTGCGGCGAATCCCAAGCCAGGAGTAGCCGCGATCTGCAGCGCACGGGCGTAGTGCTCGTTGGCCGACATAGCCACCGAAGGCGACAGCGAGATCCGCAGATCCGCAGGGATCGGAGCAGGCGGCTCCATACCGATAACCGGGTTGACCACCAGGCCGAACTCGGCAACCGACACACCGCGTGCGTCCATACCGATCTGCGGAACGATGACCAGGCCAAGCTCCGCAGCCCGCCGCGACATGGCCGACATGCCGATGATTGGAGTCACCGACAAGCTCATCTCGCGGGAGATGTGTGCCCACCAGCTCTGCGCCGGATCCGGCACCCGGCTCAGTGGAGAGTCGAACCAGCTGGGGAGGTTCCGCTTAACAGGACTGGAAGGCGTGGCACCCCAACTCACGACCAATCCTTCAGAGTCCAATTGTCGATCCGGCCCGCGTTGAATGCGGTCGACCGACTAATCCGAATTCCGCCATATCGGAAGTTCGGGCCATGCTTCATAAGCGATCCGGTGTCAGCCCAACTCAGGCCAATGTCCTGCCCGTTCTTTCGCACGTAGTACGTGCCGGTGGCCGGGTCGTAATACAGCTGCCACGTCGTGTCATTCAGCAGAGACGCAACCGACGCCCGCTCGGTGAGCGAGTTGTATGGGCCGGTGTAAATCTTCGCGGTATTCAAGTTGACGCCCAGATAAACGACCTGGCTCAAGTCACGCGAGCAATTCAGGAGCAGTCCACAGCGCGGACCAGTTACTGCGACAGTGGTCTCGTAAAGCGTTCCCTCAACGAGGATCCTGTCCCCGCCAGTCGGGCGAATGTAGAGAGCGTTCTGTGACCCATCGGTGAGACCGGCGAATGCGGCGCGGTTACTCGAGATGGTGATCTGGTTGGTGCTGGTGTCCGACTTCAGGAACCACAGCGAGCCGAGGGTTCCACGGTTGTAGTCGTCGTTGTGCGTCTGGTCGTTGCCCGCCTGATTCTTCGTCGCGACGAGCGCCCACATCATCGGGAACGACGAACTGTTCGTGGTGATCGTCGTCATCTCGGCTGCGGTGTACGAAGTCTTCGTCGCCAGAGTGCTGTCCGCGTAGCCGCACGTGTTGGCCAGCGCTTCGCGCCAGGACATCGCACGCACCCAGACCGGGGTGGTGGTGGTCGAGCTGTTACGAACCCGCACCCAGTACTTCTCGCCCTCCTGGGCGATGACACCAGGCAGAGTCGCCTCGATGTAGATGTCCAGGTCATAGTCGGTGAGCTGCGCAGATACTTCCGCCGACGACACAACAGTCGTCGCACCAGTCGCGTCCTCGCGGAGCAACTCGAGGTAGATGTTGTTGACGACCCCGTTGTCCTTGTTCAGGGTGACGCCGATGGTGTCCCACACAGTGGTGCTCGACGCGGTGATGCGTGCGAGACGTGCAGTGTTCTGCGAGATGCGCCAGCTCGCCGGGTTCGCCTCAACATCGTTCGTGTCAATGGCGTGCGTGTGCGCGGTACCTGCCGACTGCGGGCCGGTGACACCCGAGACCTGAATACTCATGTTCATGACCTCGGGGTAGGTCACGTCACCAATCGGATAGCGGCACACCCAAGTCGGGTTGCGGTAGCCCTGGGTTAGCGCGGCGATCTGGAAGTTCTGCTGGTTGACCTGATTCGACGTAGTGGTGTTCTGGAAAGTCACCAGGCTGTTGAACCAATCGACCACATTGCCACTGGCGGTGCTGATTGGCGTGACGATATTGCCAATGAGCACGTCACCGATCTGGTTGATCGCGGTGTTCAAATTGTTGAGCGCAGTTCCCAGTCCGGTGATCATGGTCTGCGCCAATGGGCCGATAACCGAAGCAGGATCGGTCAATAGCTTGCCGACCAGATTCAGCAGATCGGCTGCAGTGCTTTCGGTCGAGGAAAGCCAGTCGCCGAATTCATCTGCCAAATGGGTAATGCGGTCGACCAGTGAACCGGACACGTCAATACCCAGCGCGGCCAACACGTTGTCGACAAGCGACTCAAGCCAATTCAGTAGGTCAGTGAGAGCCTGGACCAGACCATCGACAAGCATCTGCGGCAATAGGCCGGTCTTGTGAAGATCCGCGTCATCGAAATGGATCACGCCCGCAGTGACGGCAGCCGATACAACGAGCACCACGGCCACGCTGTCGACATTGTCGGGCACGGTGTGAGTGCCGCCGATCTTCGCCCACCCGGCAGAGCCTGACGGTGAGATCGAGCCCAGCACCACGACAGGGCCAGGGGTGTCGCCGTTGTAGTAGGCCAGCTGCACCTGGATCGAGCCCGAGGTCGCCCCGGCGTACATCACGTACACGGACGCGTCGAGCTTCTGATCCTTGGAGACGCCGATCTTCTCGGTGTAGAGCTGCTTGAGGGTGCCGTCGGCAACGCACACAGCCGACCCCGACCCCTCGGTGCCGGTGTGGTCGACAGTGCCGTCCCAATCCCAGCCATCCACCTCGGCCATGGAGACCTCAGCGTTGAACGCACCGTTGACAACAAGGTTCGGTGTACCCAGGCCGATGTGACCCACGGGGATCTCAGGCAGCCACTCGCCACCGATTAGGCCAGTGAGCGCGTCGATGAATGGCTTCACCACGATCTCGGTGAACTGCTTAGCTGCGGCAGCCGGATCGAAGTCGGGGTCGGTGAAGTCGACGGTCTCGAAGAACCGACGGATGTTCAGGAAGTAGGTGCCGAGATCGTTCTCGTCGCCGTCCTCAACGCCAGTGATCAGCTCGACCAGGTCACCGAGGCCGGGAACCTTCTGCACCAGAGCCAGCAGGCCGCTGGTGGTGGTGATGCCCGAGATGTCGATGTGCGGGAACATCTTGTGGACCAGCGCCGCCAGAGGGCCGAGCACCACACCAAGCGTGGCGTCGACACCCTCGAATACCTTGTCCGAGAACTCCTTCAGGGTGGAGTTGTTGTTGACCCGATCCTGAAGCATCGCCTTGATGGCGTCCTCGGTGCGGGCGGACAGGTTCGAAAGTCCCGCTCCGACAACAGGTCCGTCCCAGCCGTCGGTGTTGTAGCCGTCATCGCCAGCTTCGACTGGGTAAGTCACCGGCTACTCCTGGGGCTTGGTGCTGATGTACTTGATCAGCGTCAACATTCGTTTGATCTCGGCGTCGTACTGGCGCACCAACTTGATGCGCTCCTTCTCGGTCCCCGCCGCGTGGATCTGCCGCAGAACCTCGGCGTGCTCTGGATGCTCAGCTGCGATGAACTCGAGTACCTCTTCGGCACCCTGTTCCAGCGTCATCTCGGGCTCGTCGGGCTTCTCATCGACAATCTGGGCGCACTCGAACTGCCCACCACCGACCGCCCACTTGGTGGCCAGTTCGGGGTGGTATCGCAGTCCGAGGGCGTACCACAATTCGCTGGTGGGTTCCCATGATTGGACGATTGCCATCGGCTGATTCGGGTTGTTTCCCGGTCGGGGATCCACCATTCCCGCGCCCAGAATGAAAGCCATCCCCTTGGGGGAATCGGGATCTGGGGCGTGGACATTCAAAGGTGGCATAGCTGCTCCTATCCACTACCTCCCATTATCCCATGGAAGTTAGAGCAACTAGTTAGCTGACCAGGTGAACACCGATGTTGTTCAGGATGTCCCTGATCTTCTTAGTTAGCCGTGCAAGACGCTCGCCCACCGACATGGCAGCCTTGTTCTGCCCGATCTTCACTTGGACCGAAAGTGGCGTGCTCGCACCGTGATCCCAGGCGCAGATGATCTCCTCGCACTGTGCGACGAAGATCTTGTTGCGGTAACCACGAGCAGTCGAGCCGATGCGCGAACCGATGGTGAAGTGAGCGCCGGGGATGATCCACGAGTTGCCGCGAAGCGATAGGGTATGGCTCGTCTCCGACTTCGACGCCAGGAAGCCACCACGCAGCGCAGCGAGAGCCGACAGCGACCAGCTGTTGTTCTCGGCACCCTGCTGGTACAGCTCCCACAGGTGAACCCAACCCAGGTTCTTTGCTCGACCAGTGTTCTTCCACTCCAGCCAGGCCGCGATGGTGCCCTGCAGGAACGGCATAATCACGTCTGCCGCAATGGTTCCCGCGCTGGAGAAGCCACCCATCAGGAAGTAGCCCAAGATGTTGCCCGTGGTCTCGATGATGAGACGGGCAATGGCATCCGCAGCAGGGTTGTCGCCACCGACGATGACGCTCACGGCAGTGGCTGGGCTCCACGTCAGTTCCGACGTTTCAATCGGAGACCAGCTGCTGTCCCTGATGACCAACCACGGCATTTGCGCCAAGGTGGCAAGCCACCCGCTCCCGTAGTACTCATCAGGGTGGTAGGTCTCGTCGTCAGTCAGTACGGACGCGGTGTCCTCGATGAATCCGCCGACGTACACGGCCACCGAGCGGACCATGCCGTCCATGATGGTTCCACCCAGGAAGGTGCCGCCCAGCAGTGGATTGAAGTACCCACTGTCGTCAACGATCTCGAATACAAGGGCACCGTTCGCGACAGTCTCAACGAACAGTAGACCAGTCTCCGACTCACCCTCGTCGGAGAAGATTCGACGCCAGCGGATGGTCAGCTGCGCATCCTCGAGCGCATCTGCCAGCACCGCATCGATTGGGTTCATGCGGGTGCCGAGCACCGTCCACAGCGAACTGTCATCCAGCGCAAGTGGATTGCACTTGATGTGTACCTGCCAGTTCTCCCACTCTGTAGGCAGAATGGATAGCCACTGACTCAGGTCGAACGGGTCGTCGGGCAGCGTCCACAAGTGCCCCTGAACACGAATTAGGTTCAGTAGCACCATGATTGAACATGCCCACTTCGCAGGCCCCAAAATTGGCAGCACGCGTGGCCACTGGAAGACCGGGATTGGAAGCGCGGGATTCGGTGGGCCAAGCAGGAACTGGAGGAACTGGAGGTCATCGTTGAACGTGAACTCCATGTACGCCATGCCGTCACGCATCTTCTTCGCGTGGTGATGCAGCAGGCCAGTCCAGCGCAGCTTCCCGCCGAAGAAGTCAACGCGGATGACGATGTTCTTCTTCGCCATCGGGTCTTCGGGCACATCGCGCAACCACTCCGAGATGTAGTGGTCGAAGCGCAGCTCGAGGACACCCTGGGCGCTGACGTTCTTCTTGAATGGGAACGACGCCTTGATCGTGTCCTGGTAGGCGACACGTCCGTAGTACTCCAGCCCCTCCGAGCCGTCGTCAGGGTTGCGGTAGAACGTGATCATCGGCTTGGCAAGCCGCATCCACATCAGCTGGTCGCGGTACGACTCGACCTCAGTGCTGATGGAATCCAGTTCCGCGATGCGATCCAGTACAGGAGCGGTCATCAGATCGCCCCCACTGGTCGGCTCCACGGACGCGTGTACCACTTCGGAACCTCAAGGCGTGCAGCGAAACCACCCGTAGCGTCGTTAACGGCAACGGGGATTCGGCTGTAGGTGCCACCGGCGATTGGGTACAGCAAGTCCTGGCCCTTCCATAGGCCCTGAAGGTGCATCTTGTTCTTGGCCAGCAGCGTCTGGACGCGTGGATCTGAATTGGCCACGCAGCCAGCGCCCTTCGGCAGGTACGGCAGGACGACAGTGCGCCCCGAGTCCTCAATGCCGCGCCCGTATTCCTGGTTGCCCCAAGAGAAGTCGGGCAGACGCCACCGTGCCTTGTCGGTGAGAGTCCACTTCGGCCACACCGGTACGTCGCAGTCGACGTTGAGCTTGAAGGTCTTTCGCGAGCTGGCCGACTCGCCACTGAACTCGTAGAAGTCCGACGGCCCCACGAAGAACGGCAGCTCAGCAGCCAGCGTCATCACGACGGTGCTGCACGCGTACAGGGCGGGATCCTTGCCCTCCCAGTCGCCTGAGTCGTAGGCCTGCGGCTCCTCCAGGAGACGGACCTTCAGCTCACGCCAACCGTCCGACGTGGTGAAGCGGACCCGAGCTTCCTTGACGTAGTCGAACGCGAAACGCCAGCGGGAGTCGATGGTGCGCCACGTCTCGGGGTGACCGTCGTCGGCGAAGATGTTGACGGTGAACACCACATCTCGTCGCTCCCAACGGAAGTCGACAAAGGTCTGACCGTACGCACCTGGAAGCCACAACGACTTCACAGGTGCGTCGATCATTCCCTTGAGCTTCGGCATCAACTCGACGCCCTGCTCACCCTTGCCGGGACCGGACACACAGAAGTACTCACCGTGTACGCCGAAGATCTCGATCTTCGCGGTGTAATCCATTGTGTCCATTAGCCGTACTTCCCGATGAATGGCATGGCTGCCTGAGCGTCCGAGGTCTGCTGGACGCGCTTGAACTCGTCAAGGTTGGTGACGTGGTACTGGCGGTTGTCGACCGCATTGATCTGCGGCACACCGGTCTGCTGCTGCTGACGCTCTGGCAGAAGCGGTACGCCAGAGGCACTCGCCGTCGAACCACCAGTGGCAGTTCCCACCAGAAGCGACGACAGGATGTTCAGGCCACCAGTGATGGCCGATCCTGCGATCTGCGCACCGGCCTGGATGCCAGCTCCACCAGCGCCACCTGCGGCAGGCCCACCCACAGAGGTGAGACCCATCGAAGCGGCCATTCCAGCCAGACCGCCGATGGCACCCGCAGCACCCTGGATCGCTCCACTCAGCGCCGGGTTGTTGTGCTCGTTCGACGTAGGCGAAGCCCCGAATACCGAACGCGGGTCACCCACGTCGGTAGGCGAAGCACCAGGCTGGCCAACACTTCCGCCAGCCCCACCGATGCCACCGCCCAGTCCCCCGAGCGAGGACATGGCGTCCTGGACTGCGGGGAGGGCACCAGGGTCGGGAGCGGGAGCAGTCGCCCCCGGTCCTGGTGCGCCTCCAGCTGCAGGGGCAGGAGCCGGTCCAGCAGGTGCTGGTGCCGGTGCCCCAAGATCCAATGGGCCAGGAGCCTGGCCAGCTGCTGGCTGAGGCTGCAGTAGCGGCCAACCACCATCAGCGAATCGCTGCATCGCGGACTTCGGAATCGCCTTGGCGTTCAACGCATTGAACAGTCCAGCGCCGTAGAACTTCGTCGCTCCAGCGCCAGTGCGGAACTCACCGTTCGACAACCATGCGTTGCCACCAGCGGTCATTCCGCCGTTGGCGTACCAGTGCGGCGAACGCGAAAGCCACTCGTTGTAGGCCTTCGTCGGAGTGCCGTAGCGATCCTTGATGTACTGCATGCCAGCGACGGCCTGCTGGTACGGATCGCGGCTGTAGCCACCTAGAGCGCCGTACTGATCGTTCTCGTGCCCCAGGAACTGGAACAGACCGAACGCACCCGAGTCCTTGTTCGAGATGGTCGGATCCCAGCTGCTCTCGCCAGCGAGGAGCTTGTCTAGCGCACCCCACTCAGAGCCAGGGAACCCCGCCTCGAGGAAGGCCTTGTAGACCGACTTGCGCGTCTCCGACGAACCACCACCGGTTGGGTTGAACCCGTTCAGCGCGGAGTTCAGCGGATCATCAATGCCACCGATTCCTGCGGCGTACTGATCCAGCGCGGCACCGGCTACATCCGAGCCGTCGCCACCCTCACTGTCGTCGTCGTCATCGAGCGCCCAGTTCCCAACCTCCTGCAGAGGTCCGAGGACCGAGCCGAAGTTGATGCCGGTGATGCCCGACAGGAACTGCGAACCGATGCCAAGCAGCGCACTACCAGCAGCACTGGCCTGTCCCCCAAGGAACTTGAAGACATTCGCGGGGTCGTACGCCTTCGCGTAGCGAGCCTCCCAGCGCTCACGGCTGAAGAGGTTGTCCCACTTCTTCTTCACCAGCTCCATCGGCGAAAGACGCTCACCGTTGAGCAGCTCGCCGTTCTTGCCGGAAACGAGACCCTGTAGTCCGTTCTGCACCGACGCAGGCACGCCCTCGAGTGCGAGGTGAGCGTGGTTGCCATGGGCAGGCAGATCCCCGCCGTAGACAGCCTGCAGCTCGTCACCGGACAGGATGCGACCGTTGATGATTCCGTACGGCCCGTCAGGACCGTTGAAGATCAGCTGGCGAGTAGCCGCGACCTTCGCAGGATCCGCCATCCACTGCTTGACGAACGCCGAGATCTGGCCGCTCTTAGCCTGATCCGAGTTGCCGATGTCCAGCGCACGGTTCATCGAGTGCTGGCCACCGTCAGGGTTGTGCGTTCCACCATGGTTGGTGTCGGCACCCGAGCCGATGGTCAGACCCTGAGATCCCGCTACCTGCTGGAGGTAACCGAGGATGTTGGCGTTCGGAATGGTCGCGCCAGGAGCCCTCGAACGAGCCGACGACTCAGTGTCGGGCAGAGCCCCACTTCCGCTGAGATCCAACCCAGTTGGCGGAACATAGCTCGCAGTCGGCGGAGTGTAGGTGTCCGTCGGCGCAGGAGTAGGCGGTAGTGGCGCTGTACGCGACACAGGCGTGCTGAAACGCTCAGGCGAGGTATTGACCGCAGGCGGCGCAATTGCGGGCGCAGGAGCCGAAGCAGCGGCCACAGTGGACGGCACAGGGATGCCGCCGATGTTGGCCGGTGCAGGAGCCGGTGCCGGGATCGCCGGAACAATCGGAGGTGGATCCAATGGGAACCCACCACCCCAGAATCGAGGCAGACGCTTCGCGTTCAGATCGTCAAACAGCTTGGTGCCGTAGTAACGAACCGCATCCGCGTTCGTGATGTGCTCGAAGTTCGAGACCTTCGCCAGGATGGCGTCGTCACGAGGACCGCCAGGGCCACGGACAAGGCCACCGTCGGCGTACCCAGGCAGCCCCGGCTGCGCCGGTAGCCACTGATCAGTGATGCCTGCAGGGATCGTCACGATCCACTGGCCGGTTGGGTTCGGCTGATCCGAGACCTCAACACCGAACTGGTTGCGCCACTGCTCACGCAGCTGTGGACCAGGATCCTTGTTCAGCTCGACCTTGCCCTCGCCCGAGACGCTGGTCGTCAGGCTTGGAAGGTTGGGCTCGAACGGTGCCAGGATCTGAGCGGGACCACCGAGAACCCGCTTACCACTGCGAGTCTGCGAGATCGCCGCGCTGTTCTGCGCCTCGTTTAGATTCGTCTGGTGGTTCTGGGTTAGAACCTGGGCAGCACCGAATAGATCCTTGTTAGGCAACGCATTTGCGACCTTGGCAAGATCAGGGAAAGTGATGGCCTGCTGGCTACCGAACTCATCCCCGACAGCCTCCATCTGAGGGTTGTCGACGGCCTGCTGCAGCTTCTTCTGGGCACCAGGATCACCGATGCCCGCCAACACGACATCGCGGGAAGTCAGCCCGTACGTACCGAAGTTCGACGCGTTGTTCTTCCAGAGGTCAGTGCCCTCAAGATCCTTGGTGAGCTGGTCGACCCAGCCCTTCTGCTGCTCGTTGAACTTGTCCGACTGGTTGGGCGCACCAGCGGTGATCGCAGTCGTGCGAGGATCCCAACCGAGACGCTGGAACGCGTCAAACGGAACGAAGTTCTGGTCGACACCAGGGATCGGCACCGGCTTCTTGAACGTACGCAGCGACTCGTCAAGAGTCTGGGCAGTGAACGCACCAGTAACCGAATCCAGCGTGGTCGCAAGGTTCTTCAGCGCATCGTCCTGCGCCTTAGCATCACGAGCCGCGTTACGGTGAGCCTCACCGAGCTTGCTGACCGCCGCGCTGACCAGAACGAATCCGGCCATGAGCGCAGCACCAGGCAGCATCGCGCTACCCAGAGACTTGAAGCTGCCCCACAGGCTGGCACCAATCGAGCCGACAGCGCTCGTTCCGCCGACCTTCGACGCGGCAGTGGCAGCCTCGTTGCCCATCAGCTTCATCTGCGACGACGCGGTACCAGCCGACGACACAACGCCATTCAGCGCAGGCGGAATGCTGTTCGTGACCTGCAGCAGCGATGGGAAGCGGACGTTCGACAGCTTGCGAGTCTCGTCGCTGACGACAGCCAGCTTGGACGACGCAGTGCCCGCCGCCAACGAAGCATTGTTCAGGGCAGGCGGAATACCCGAGGCCACCTGAGTGAGCACGGGGAATCGCTGGTTGGCAGTGGAGAGCTGGCGGTTCAGGTCCGCAGTGGTGAACGTGGAGAACTTCGCCTGGGTGCCAACATCCTTGATGCCAGCGCCCGACTTGATCGCGTTCTGCCCGAGGGTTGCGATAGGCGGTCCAGCCTGGCGAGCCTCACGACCCAGCGCCTGGAGCATGCCCGCAGACAGCTGAGGCCCCTGCATAGGACCAAGGCCTGGACGCGACTTCAGATCGGTCGGACCAACCCCAGCGAAGCCAGGAGGAAGTGCAGGACCGTGCATCGGACCAAGACGGCCCGACTGGTTGCGCAAATCGCGGTCAGGAACAACCGACGCCCATGGTCGATTCCGACGGTCGCTGAGGCGGCTCTCCGCGTCACCACGGTTGTAGAACAGTCGCGAATCACGACGCCACTGATCACGCATGTCGCGTCGATCAGCCTTCGAGGACGGCAGACCTAGTGCCTGTGCCTCACGCGCACTCATCGGTGGGTACGGCATTGGGCCAACGAGCGGTCCAGCCGATCCCACGTACGGAGTAGCGCCCCGGCGTAGGCCGATGCCCGCACGGTCGCGGTCGGCCTGCCACTTGGCTAGGAGTGCGTCAGCACCACCAGCGACACGGGCCTTTCGGATGTCCCGCTCGAGCTGGCGAGCAGCACGGACATCGCCGCCGACAGCGCCACCACTAGTCAGGCGGTCGCGTGCGTCCCGCGATGCGGACTGAGCCAGCAGTGCGGACTGGATCGCCTGACCGTTACGGTCAACGCCCAGAGTCGAGTTCGAGACAGCGTTGGCAGCCTGACGGGACACGAACACCGAGTTCGCACGGTCCAGGCGCTCACGGAGAGTTCCAGGGCCTAGTCCGAATCCGGCAGCCTGACGGCGGGCAGCCTCATCCCCACGGGAAGTGACAGTCGACGCCATGGTGCCGATAGGCGCAGCCGACAGCTGGCTGGTCGCACGCTGAAGGTTGCCCACCTTGGTGGTGGCAGCCTGAATGCGGTTACCCAGGTTGTCGTACGCGGCGACCTGACGCTGGACAGCGGAGGCCACAGTGGCATTCGAGGAGACGGCAGCCGACGCCTGAGTAGCGACAGCCTTACGCGCCTTGTCGGCAGCACCGGCCTGAGCGTTGGCCGCGTCATCGACCTCACCACGGAACCGGCGAATGCCGTCCGCTGCGCCCCTGATGCCAGGGATGGCCGACAGCATGGTGGTCTGCGAGGCCATGAGAACGGCCTTGGTGTACAGCTTCCAACCACCGGTCATCATCTCGAAGATCGGCTTGGTGGTACGCATCAGCAGGTAGCTGCCGAGCAGCACCTTCATCAGACCGGTGTGGTCCTCAATGACCTTGCCGATCTTCAGCAGCGCACCGGCAGCACCGAGTAGTACGACAGACCAGTCACGGGCCACGTCGATGGCGTCACTGATGAACGGACGCATCTCCTTGATGGCGTCCTTGACCTTGTTGATCAGCTCGCGGGCACGGTCGAAGTAATCGATCAGCTTCTGCTTGCCGTCAGCCGACTTCAGGAAGTTCGCCAGCTCCTCGGTCGAGGTGCGCAGCGTCGAGATCAGACCGCCGTTCGGTCCACCCGACCGGGTGAACGCGTCCGACACCGACGAGATGATCGAGCCGATGTTCACGGCAGCATTGCCGAGATCGGTTAGGGCAGTGAGACCCTCATCGATCCACTTGTCGAGGGATCCGTCCTTGGAGATGCGGTCAGTGAAGGCATCGAAGCGCTCGAACACCTTGGTGGCGGCGTCACCGAGACGCGGCAGGAAGTCCGAGCCCTCCTTCGTCAAACGAAGAAGACCATTGATCAACGGATCAACACCAGCCGACAGACGCTTCAGCGAATCGCCAGTGTTGCCGAAGATGCGACTGAGGAAGTCGCCATTCTCCTTCTTGCCCAACGACTCACCGATGGAGCGGAAGTTCGCGTTCAGACCCGACGCGACACGGGAAAGTCCAATCTCCAAGCCAGGCAGAGTCTTCTGGCCGAGATCCAGGATGGTCTTGTCGATGCCATCCCACAGGTTGTTCTGGACACTCTGCTGCAGCTTCGTCCACGCGCCCGACAGGCTGTGTGCAGCCTCAACTGCCTTGGCAGCGTTCGGGGCCAGCTTCGCCAGTGCGTCGGCAGCCTTCGACGTGTTCGACTTGTCGAGGCGCTCAGTGGCCTCGCGAATCGCGTCTAGGGCGTCGACCACACGGTCAGCGCCATCTACACCCTTGGCGTTCGCCTCGTTGACATCCTCCGAGGTACGCATCGCCTTGGTGCGGACATCCTGGAGACGCTCCACAGCCTGGGCGTACGACAGCTGGTCGCGGCGGTACTCCAGCAGCGTGCCCTGGCCACCCTTGCGGAGCTTGTCAGCAGCCTCCTGCACGGACAGCACCGCGTCGGCCACATTCAGGCTCGAGCGACGGTTCTCCGCGTTCAGATCCTGGATCTCGCGCACAGTGTCGCGGACAGCCGAACGGTAGTCACGGTACGAACGCTGGATGTCACGGTTCGCGTTGGCGACATCGCGGGCGTGCTGCGCGGAGTTCTTAGTCTCCTCGCCGTACGCCTTGAAGGCCTCCGAGATTCCGCGCATGCCAATGGCAAATGCGCCGACCGATGCCATGGCACCGCCGACTAGACCAGGAAGGAGGAAGAGAGACTTGCCCAGAGCGTCAATGGCGGTGGTCGCGCTACCGGCAGCGTAGGCCAGTGCGGGCAGGGCATCTAGCCCAAATACCTTGACGTTGAGGCGAATAGCCTTAGAAAGCGACGAGCGCTTGAAGACGTGCTCGACGGTCGTGATCTCGCGTGCGAACAGCGAGAGGCTCTTCTGGGCGTCCTTGAAGTCAGCCTTGACCGGCACGTTAATAGCGTTGAGACGCTGGCGTTCACGCCATGCAATCATCTCAGCGGTAGCCCGCTTGAGGTCGGGATCGATCCGAACCTCGACGGGGCTGAATGTCATCTCACGGAGACGGCGATCCGCCTCTGGCTTGAACCCACGGAGGGTGGGAACAATGCGGATCGCGGCCTCGCCCGCAAGGGCCTTGGCCATGAATTAGTCCTTCTTAGCTGACTTTTCCCGACGACGCTGGATACGCTCCGCGTTCTTGCGAGCCCGCTCCTGGGCATCCGCAACAGCGTTGTGGGTCTTGATGATCTTCCGCTGCAAGCGAAGAGCCAGCCCAGGGATAACGGGGCGCGGCATCTGCTTGCCGGTCTGCAACTCGATGAGATTCTTTACGAGAGAGACCAATTCGGTGTGTCCGAAGATTCGGACCTTGTGCGGACCATCGTCAGTGTCCTTACGAGACCCCATCCATTCGATAGTTTGTGGGTCGAGGAGGACAGCCTCATTGGTCATGGTCCCTGAGATGTTCATCAGGGTGTCGAAGAACTGCATCAGCTCTTCCATTGGGCGCTTGCGCTGCCACCAGGGTGAGCCGTCGGCCTTAGGACCGACGTGCTCCCACTGGAAGTATTCGTACGCAGAGAAGTTCAGGAGATGCTGGCAGTCCCAGCAGATCGCTGCCCAGTAGCGATCAACGATCTCCCTCAGCCTTTTAGGTCGTCATCCCCCGTGGTACCGAACATGTGCTTCAGGTACATCACGTTGAAGTTCTCCCAGATGTGGACCGGCTGGTTGTCGAAGATCTCGTGGACCAACTCGACCTGGTCGCCGAACAGGGCACGCTCACCCTCCGCGACATCCTTGGCGGTGCGCCAGGCGTCGATCTGAGTCTTGGTTGGCTCAGGCAGCGTCAGCGTCTCGTGGCCGGGAACCTTGATCACCAGCGGCGGAATGTGGTTCTCGGTCTGGAGCTTCATCCAGACTTCGTCCACAGCGTCCTCTGCTGCGTCATCCTTCACGGCCTTGGTAGTGCGGGTAGTCGCCATATTGATCTGCTCCTTAATCGATGGCTACAGTTGGAAACCCCAGCCCCCCAACGGATGTCAGGGGGCCGGGGCTATCACAAGAGGGGTCAGACAGTGATGGTGAACGTCACGGTCGCGGTCTTGCCCTGGTAAGTCGCGGTCACAGTCGCGGTACCAGCTGCCAGCGCGGTCACGGTGCCGTCCTTGGCCACCGACGCGTACGTCGGACCAGTGGTCACCGCGTACTTCACGATTGGCGTGTAGTTGATCCCGTTGCTGCCGGTCACGACGATCTGTGCGTCGTCACCCACCTGCAGCGCGGTGTCAACCGAAGTCGCCTCCAGCGCGGTGATCGGCTGAACGAATCCGGTCTTGTCGACCAGACGCAGCCAGCCTGGGCCACACCAACCCTGCAGAACCGCGAACCCGAGGTCCGAGTCCTTGAAGGCCTGGAAGGTCATGTTGTAGGCGACAGCGCCGTCGTCCTGCGAAGTCTGCGAGTCAACCTTGACCAGCTTGACGCGAGGCATGATGTAGTAGGCGTACAGATCCTCGCCGTTCACATCGTCGGTCGCCACCAGGTAGGCGCGGTAGAAGATGTTCTTCGGCAGGGTCGGAGCCTTGAAGGTCACGCCACCGTGAGCGGATACCTCGAGGTTGGTGTCATCGAAGACAGTTCCCCAGAACTTCTCCAGCACAACCTTGTTGGTCTCCAGGAAGTTCGCCTGGAACTGAACGACGCGCTTCGAGATGATCGTACGGACAGGCTCGGCGTCACCGTAGCCGTCGATGTCCTTCGAGTCGATGTCGTGGGTCAGCGATACGCCAGCCTGCTTCTCGATGACACCAGCCGACTCGGCGGTAACCGGTACCACCAGGTCGCCAGTTACGGTGTCCTCAAGGGTCTCTACTGCAACGCTGTCCATCGAGTCGAACAGGATGGCGAAGTGCAGGTGAGCGAGAACCAGGTCGTTGTGGGCATCGCGAATGGTCTCAAAATCAGCCATGTGATGAAAGCCTTTTGCCTTGTTACGGAAGGGAATTCAAGATCTTGCGGAAGTTCGGAAGGTCGAACGGTTCGCGAACGCCGATCTTGAAGGTGACGGGAATGAACTTCTCGTCAACCATTTGCTCTGGGATGAGCTGCGGACCTAGCCACTCCTCCGAGCTGTGCATGGAAGTCGTCTCGCCATCCGGCAACTCGACCGGAAAGCCAACGCACACATCGTGTTCCAACATGCGGCGCACGAAGGTGACCAACTTCCAAGACTCAGCACGAGTCGGTGTGATCGCGGCCAGCTGTACCAGGGCCTGGTCCCGACGTAGATCGGGATCGAACTTGCCTGGCTGCCGCCAAATCCGCAGAGTAGGCTGCGTGCCTCCAACTTCCTCGCCGGGAGACAATGTGTAGTGCCCCTTGGGGAGCCACGTACACAGATAGACCCGGTTGCCGAGAAGACGCTTGAAATAGCTCATTACGAGCTGCTCCGCGTCCGTGAAGCCTTCCTCGTACCACTCAGGAAGCTCCAGCATGTCGGACAAGGGAATTCCTAGATGGGTCGAAGGTGCTGATACAGGGACTCGCGTAGGTCGTGCGATCCCTCGTAAGTCGAGTTGTTCTGTCCCTCGGCAGGACTGTGGCGACCGAACTCGTCGGCTGCGGCGTACGGGGACTCCACCGAGATCTCGCCAACCCAGCGATCACTCTTGAATCCACCGACGTACACCTCGGCTCGAACAGATCCGGCCAGGGACTGGGGCGAACCTGGATCACTTCGCGGTGCGATACGACCGATGTAGGTCGACATCACCTGGGCGGTCCACTCTGCGGTGATCGTCTGGACCCTGGTACTCATCAGGATCTCGGCGAACGCTGGGTTCGACTCCTTGTAGAAGTACGCGATCCCAGGACCATCAGGTGGTCCATACAGATGGGGCTCGAGGGGAACCCGTGCGATGTCAGTCAACGGTGCCGTCCACCTGTACCCAGTGGTACTGAGGCTTGGTGCCTGACATGGAGTTCTCGTAATCCCAACGGGGAGCGGAGGTTACCTTGTACACCACGCTGTCGATGACAATGCGATCACCGAACTGCACCTTGATTAAGTTCTTGTTCGGAATCCCGATCTGCCCTGAGGTGTTCGAGGATTCCTGGCGAGCGAGGGAAGGGCTGGCGCTGAGGCCACCCATGATGATTCCCCTGACCTCACCGAGTTCTGTTCCGAGCTTGCCTACGCGAATTACGTTGCCGTCGGAATCAATCGGGTCACCATGCTCATTGCGCTGCGGCACCCGGTACACACGACCAGGGCGTCCACGCGGCATCACAGGTGATCTGCTTCCTCCCAGCCAGGATCGCCGGGATTCAGATATGGAAGAGGCTTGCAACCATTGCCCATGCCGATGTATCCGAGAGCGAACACCGGATCATCGCGGTAGGTGGCGACTGAGAACAGTCCCCCGCCTGGGCGGAACCGCTTGAGGAGCTTCTCCTCGGCCTCAGTGAAGAAGCCGGGAGCGTACTGCTGGTTGTGGTAGGTCGCGGACTCTGGACCCTTGACCTCGTAGACAACGCGTCGAGGGTTCTCAAACTCGCGTCGAGAAGCACCAAGGATGATGCCCCGCACAGTGACTGGGAAGTCAGCAGCATCACGGTTCGGCCATAGCTTTCCCGAGATCTGACGAGCCCAGCCACTGCCCACACGGAGAATGAACTCTGCACGGGCAACGTCCTCCGGTTCGAAGGACGTGCCCATCCAGATTTCTAGCTCAGCGACAGTTCCGAGCTGGTCGGCACTATCTGCCACTGAGGTCTCCGATCAGGAAGCGGTAACAGCGAGGGTCTTGGTCAGTCCGTCGACCAGAGCGGTGATGGTTGCGGATCCCGCAGCCACACGCTTGATCACACCGTTGGCGTCGACCGACACCTTGGTGGCGTCCGAGCTGGACCAGGTCACCAGAGGATCCCCGGCGCGGTTGTCGCCGTTGTTGTCCTCCAGCTCCAGCTGGGCAGTCGCACCGGCACCGGCGATGGTGGCCGGTCCAGTCAGCTCAGCGCTGGTCGCCTTCAGGTGCAGACGCGTTCCACGCACGAAGCGAGGGTCGTCATCCAGGTTGGCGGTCACGGGATCCAGAACGGCCTTCACGCCGATCCAGGTGTCCACGATGGAACGCTCAGTGGTGGCGGTGGCGTCGTAGTCGCCCAGCCAGCGCAGCTGCACACCGTTCTCGGTGGCCACAGTCGACGTTGCGACAGTGTTGGTCATCGGACGGCCAGGCGAGCGGGTCAGCATCGCGTAGGCAGTGGGGTGCGACAGGTACGCATCGCCGTGAGGCAGCGTGTCGATGGTCACCACGTCGTACTGGGCCAGACGGCCAATACGGGCAGTCTGCAGGCGGCTTGCACCGGCCTCGCCAGCCGAGTCGTAACGCACGAAGCGGTCATCCAGCAGCAGGGCCTCCTCGACAGCGGAGCCGACCAGCAGCACGCGCCCGTCCTTCGGAACCTTCTGCTCGTTCAGGAAGCGGCGGTTCGAGATCACGCCGTTCCAGATGCCATCCTCGGCAACCTGCGACACCTTCTCGTACGGAGCCTTGGTGATCAGGTACGACACCGCGTCCTCGATCTGCTCTGCCACTGCACGCACCTGGCGAGGTAGAACGTCGACGGCGAACGAACGCACGTCCAGCTCACGCTCTTCGTCGGTTAGGTCGATGCGGTTGTAGATCACATCGGTGAGCTTGATGTCGACAGTGACCTCAGTCAGGTCACTCGCGATCATGTTTCGCGCAGCACCAGTGGCGCGAAGACCACGAGTGTGAGCGATGGTCGGCACCGGAATGCGAATGGTGATGGTGTCGTTGAACTTGTGCGCCACATCGCCGTAGCCGTTCTTGAACACGTAGTTCGGTAGAACCAGCTCGTGCTGCAGCTGTCCAAGGATGCTCGCGATGATTACCGGAGGCTTGATGAAGGCATTTGCCATCGTCAGTTAATCCTTAATCGATAGAATGTGAGAGGGTCGAGACCCGTTCAGCTGAAGCGGATTCCGCCGTTGCTTCGGGTCTTCGCGGTAGCCTCGAGAATCGAAGCGATGAGAGCCTCATCGGACTCGTCCCCGTTACCGCCACCACCATTGCCACGCCCCTTGCCTGCACCTGCATCGGCATCATCTGCCTTGGGTGCCTTGGCCTTTGGAGTACGCTTCCCGGCGTTCTGACCGACCTCACTCAGGTCGTTGAGTAGATCCTCGATCTGGGCCTGGAGACCCTCCGCGTCCTTGGCGGTCAGGTACTTCAGGAACTTCTTGTCCAGTCCAGCCTCGTCGGCCATACCGGCAATCAGATCGGTATGCTCACGACCAGTCTTCCAATCCAAGAGTTCCTGGATCTGCTGGTCCTTCTGCGCATCGCGTGCGTCTCGCTTCTCAGCGTCCGTCATCGCGGCGTCCTCAAAAGGCTTGAGGCGAGCAACTTCTGCCTCAAGTGTAGCATGACTTTGCTGGAGCGGGTCGATCTTGGTCTTCTGCACCCGCGAAAGGCGCTTGGTTACCAGGTTATTCGCCCACTCCTCAGCCGCTGCCTGGTCGGCGAACTGCCACCAAGTATTTGCTGCGGGAGGGGTGAGGTCACCGGCCTCCAGGGTCTCCTCGGCGGACTCGATGTCGTCCTCAGTGGTGGTGCCTGGAGCTGCTTCCGTGCCGGACATGATTTCTCTTCTCTCCGAACGATTCTCGGCTGTTCGTTACGCCGCCTGGCCCTAGGCCAGTTGTGATAGCTGGGCCTTCGCCCACTCACGCTGAGGTGAGAATGGGGCGAGACCGGATGCGGACAGGGCGTTATCCCGGTCCTGCAGTTCGCGCCGGATGTCGGTGACATCAGCGGACTTCCGCTTGTATGGCTTGTACTGATCCTTGAACTTCTGGATCTGGTCCTTGTTGGACAGCCAGTAGTAGTCGCGGGTTACCTGCTCCCACTGGTCGAAGTAGAACTGGGCCTCTTCGTCGCGGTGAGCTTCACCCTGTCGACGGGCATAGGAGACCTCGTTCGCGTACACGGGGCGCAGCTGACAGCGGCAGTAGTCATGCACCTTCGCCACATTCGAGTAGCCCTCGGGTAGATCAGGGCCGTCCGTCGGTGGCTTGAAATCCTTGTCAGACTTCGTAAGAACGCCGTCGAATCGCCTACGACCACCAGTGTTGAAGGACGACTTCGCGAAAACCGCACCACGGCTGGCCAATAGAGCGCAGTAGAAGCACGGGTTCCCGTCGGTGACGCGGGCGTACCCGACCACCTTTCGGTCGAACTTCACGACATTCCCGGTGGCGTTGCGGCCACCGTTCATGGTCTGCCGAACTGAAGCGCCAGTGCTGGCCGACAGTCCGCTCTCCATGAGTTCGGCCTCGTCCTTAGAGCCCGACATCTGTGCCTTGATCTGGTAATTCCCGCTGACCAGAAGGGAAGTCACAACATCCCCCTGCGGGAACGGATCGAAGGTGACCGGCTCGCTCCAGTCCTGCAGATCGATCACGTTGTCGGGCAGAGCCTCAATGGCCTGCTGGAACAGCTGATCGGTCGACGCGGATGGAATGAACTGCTTGCTGAAGCGGACCTCTGGAACACCCTCAGGACGCTCCACATCGGGGATCTTCATCGGCATCGGCGGCTCCATGGCCTGCGATGCGTAACGGACATCCTCAGCCCACACCGCAGCAACACGCTGCGACTGCAGGTAAGCCGTCTTGATGTGAGGCAGAACGGCTTCCGTCCACACCTTGGTCGACTCATCCAGCTCGTTGAAGTCCACAAGGGTCCACAGCGGCAGGATCTTCTTCGTCATCCAGGCTGCGATGGACTCCTGGTCATCGCGATGCTGCATGGTGCGGTACGCGATGTACGCCTCAAGTGCCCGCAGCCCCTTCTGCTCCTGGGGCTGGGTCATTACTTGACCGCCGTACCGCGATCAGCTCCGGTCTTGTTGTTGACCGGGCGCTGGTTGGTGGTGCGGGTCGAGCCGCCCTTACCCTTGGAGTTGCCGGTGGATCCGCCAGGAGGTGCCGCCGCAGCCTTCGCCTTGGCCTGAGCATCAATGGCCTCCATGTTGACCGGAGGTGCGGCAGCTTCCTTCTTCTTGCTGTCCCACGCGATGTCGGTGGTGGTCTTGCCGACCACGTCACGCAGCCAAGTCGACAGATCGTCGTCATCCAGAGCGTGCTCACGCCACGAGGTGACCTCGGACTGCTCGATACCAGGAATCTTGTTCCAAGCAGCCCACTTCGGCACGCCAAGCTGGGTGACGATCTTGCCCCACGCGTCGGCGAACTGAGCCAACGAGCGGACCTCAACGTCCTGCCAAGTAACGCGGGCCAGGAAGTCCTCAGCGTCGTCCTCACGACCCTCGATCAGGGCAGCGAGACGCATGGTCTGGCCATGGGACTCAGCCATCATGGTCTGCTTCTCGAACAGGCGCTGGTAGGTCTGACGACGAGCGCCATCCAGGGCATCGCCGGTCACGTTGACCACCTGGCCGAACAAGTTCGGAGGCAGCTGCATCACAGCGGCGAACGTCTCCAGGTCAGCCTTGTAGGCCTCGATGAAGCCGCCCATCTGGGTCTCATCGAGCGTTCCGAAGCGAGCCTGCACATCCGAGGCAATGAGGATGTCCTCGTTGCCAATTCGGATCTTGTCCTGCTCAACACCCTCAGGGGTGTCGGCCTGCTCGAGGCCAGTGGCCCAGCGGACCTTGAAGCTGTTGAAGTGCTGCACCATCAAGCGGTCGAACGCGGTCTTGTCGATACGCGCCGCGAGGTCGATCACCGGCTCCACATCGCTCCAGCAGCGGCCACGGAGGTCGATCTGGTTGATGTAGCGGACGAATGGCGGCACACCGTACTCGGTGGTCTCCAGCTCACCGACGGTGAACTTGCCCTTCTTGAACTCCACCGGGAAGTAGTCACCATTCGGCAGCCACCAGCGGTAGTTGCCGTTCGGGAGACGCTCGAACCCGTACTTCGGGTACTCGTCCAGGTAGGCGTCCTCATAGAGGGCGAAGAAGTCCATTGGGGAGACAGCCCGCATCACGGCCAGCGTCTCGTCGGTGTCGACCGACTCGGTGACGCGGACGAACGCGTAGCCGTAGATCATCACCGCACGGTTGATGGCCAGCTGCTGCATGCCCATCTTGTTGCGGATCCACGACTCCCACGCCGCGCCGTAGTTCTCGGGATCGCCTTCCTTGCGGTAGCCGTCCACGATCATCTGCTGGGCGAAGGTGCTGATGGCCAACGGAAGCCACGCAGTGCGGGCCATGCGCTGCAGTACCGCACGCTCAGTGTTGCGCTTGAGTGGACGCACCTCAGGCTGCTTGCCGGTGCCCCATAGCTCCAGGCGCTCCAGACGGGTGCGCTCCTGGGTGAAGGCCGGGTACAGCTTCTTGGTCAGGTACTCCTCGAGCTGCTTGCCCGAGAGGTTCTCAGCGGGGAACTCGACAGTGGTCTGAGGGTCATCAGGGCAGTAGATGTCGGACTCGAAGTAGATGGTCACCAGACACGTCCTCCGCGAGGCTTACCCTCGTACGGCTTCTTCTCCACGAAGGCCTCAGCTCGCTTGATGTTCAGGCCCCAGAGGGCGTAGGTGATGGCGCAGACGCCAGTGATGTCGACGGTCGTGTCAATGCGAGTCCAGCCCCAGCCGTTGTATTCGTCCTCGCCGTCCTTGTTGTTCGAGACCTTGCCGCCGATGTTGTACTTGCGACCGCCCTGTAGGCCGTCCTCGACAGTCGAATCACCAAGGTGGACAATGGTTCCGTCTTCAACGGAGTCGTAGAGGAATCCGGTGGACGCCATGATTTCCTTCGACCCGAACGGGATCACCTCGATGTCGAGGGCCTCCAGCTCGGGGATCAGCGCACCGGCACGGGCACCGGACTGCACGCAGACAGCCAGCGGTTCCTGCCCAGTCTTGGCCAGTCCCTTGTAGATTGCGTCGATTGCGTCGACACACCAGGACACGCCAGCACCGGACGACTCGACCTCCACCTGCTTCTTGCCGTCGGCGGTGTACCCAGCCAGCGCGATGGAGGACTTGGATCGGTCGGGAGCGGAATCGACGGCCAGGACGATGCGGCTGGTGATCTGAGATCCGTCAATGACGAGATCGCGCCACTTCGCGAGATCGATCGGCATCTTGACGGAGCTGTCATGCCACAGTCCGAGACGCTCACGTGCGAATTCCTTCTCGCCCATGGAGCCACGCTCAACATTGGCGATGAACTCGATGTCCAGGCGGATACCGAGAGCCGGGTTGGCCAGGTACCACTGGTCGACATCGTCTAGGCTGCAACCCTTTTCGGCACACCACTCGAACAGGGCGATTCGCGCCTCGTGGTTCATTCCACGGTCGCGGGCGTTCATCAGAACCGCCGAGTCCTCGTTACCCGTCGAGGAGGTGTAGACAACCTGAGGGTTCTTACGAGCCGACAGGGCAGGGATGAGGGCTGCGATCATCTCGGGATCGAGGTCGTACGCCTCATCCAGGATGACCAAATCGCCGGAGAATCCACGGATCTGGCCCTTACCACGGGCCTTGTACAGCAGACGCGCACCGTTCTTGAGGACGATGCCGACCTTGCCGTTACCGGAGAGCTTCTGCTTGACGTACTTGTCGAGGGCTGGGCAGTCCTCGATGATCTGACACATGCGCAGGTACGACTCGTACGCGGTGTCGAAGAGGTGCGCAGTGTGGATGATCAGTCGTGTTCCGAACAGGAACAGGTGGACGATCTCCAGTGCTTCGGTGATCGCCGTCTTGCCATTCTGCCTGGGGATGAGCAGCACAGCTTCCAACGCGGCCCATTTGCGAGATTCGTTCTCGCCCACTAGGTCTCGTAGAATCAACTGCTGCCATGGATCCAGGTGGTATCCGATGGCACTTAGGAATGCGATGGCCTTATCGCCGCGTGTGAGGACATACTCAGGGCACCAGTAGTTCGGTGGAACCTGACTTCCAATGCGAACGCCAGAGGCGTCGTACCAGACACCGTCATCGGTGGCGGTACACGAATCACCAGTTGCGACCAACAATGGCCCAACCGTCCTATCTTGAATTGCTAATCCGGCGTTGCGAACTCAGCCATCATTCGAGCGATGGGGTCGTCCTCAGCCGTACCTGCCTCGGTCTTACCGAGTTTGAGTTGTGCCAGAAGTTGGCGAAGGGTGAGCCGCTGCTGGCGGATCTCACCCAGAATCGGGTTGACCACGAGATTGATCTCGGCGACGGCCACCCCTGCGATTTGAACAGCCGTGACGATGTCGTCCGACAACTTCACCCATTCGGTGTTGTTCGAAGACAGCGCGCCACTCAGGCGTTCGATGATGTCTGCCGTGCGGCAGGCTTCGGCCAGGATGTAATACCCAGCCGGGTCAAACGAGTCGAGTTCAGTTACCTTCTCCCACAACTGCTTCCCCCAGGACCGGAGTCCCTTCGGCGGCTCGATTGTGGGCATTGCTGATCTCCTTGAACCAGGACCAGTGCGCGTCCTGTGTGCGCTCCCAGGCCTTGATTAGAGAGCGGAGACGGTAGTTCGGCTGCCTTCCGGTAGCCGCAGCTTCCACCGCGTCGTCGGCCTGTTGTGAGTAGAGGTAGGACAGCTCCTCGATGTCCTCGCGCAACATCGCCTGAACCTCTTCGAGGGAGAGCCCAGTCCAGATGGCTGGGCAATTCGCCAGGCGCTCATAGTTGATCGTGGGAGCGGGCAAGAGCAGTACCTCCTGCATCCATTTTACCAGCAAACTACTTAGATCTACTTTTCAAGCTCCTGCAATCACTCTGATAGCGCATTTACGCTATTGACATGACCGCGTACGTAGATCCCTTCGCCCCAGGGCGATTTGGGGCTGAGATGGGCCACTGGATGTGCGCGAAGTGGCAGCCGGGTAAGCAGCACGAGGATGTCACGCCACCCGATGGCATGTCCTGGTTCGTCCTGCCGCCGAACGAGACCGTCAAGTCGCCCGAGATTCAGTGGTTCCCCACTGGGAGAAAGGCGATCAAGTACCTCATGGACAAGAAGGACTGTCGGGATCTGATCCTGAATCCCCTTGTCTACCAACCAGACCCACTCATGGACAGGATCAAATGATCACCTTCCACACGCTCGTGAACTTCACGCCCGAGCCATCCACCCAGATGGGCAGCAGTTACCGGCAGCGCGACACCCGGTCGTACAGCATTCTGGGAATGGCCCGCAGCCTGCGCACCCGGTTCGCCAACGAGCTGAAGCGCCACAACCGTCCGCATGATGTCCGCATCCTGCGCACCACCATCGACGCCGACGGCAACGTCGAGACGAGCTGGGTCGAATGAGCGCACAACTGAGCGTCCTGGTCGAATTCAAGGACGGTAAGCCGACCCTGACCATCAACGGCGTCAGCCGGTCGTACACCCGCAAGGGTGCCGCCGCGAACTACGCAGAGACCACTACGCGGGCCACGAAGCGCCGCAACGAGTGGAACTCCGCACGCGGGTACAACTCACTGGTCGAGCCGGTGCCCGACATCCGCGTCCTCACCCTCACCATCCCCGACGATGGGCCGGTGGGAGACGGCATTTGGCCCGAGCTGGTCCCCGAAGTAGCGGTGGAGTGGTCATGAGCGTCAGCATGGGCCGAGAGACGCGGGAATGGGTATCTGCCCTCCAGTCACCAGGACATGGTGGCGTCGTCCTCGATGACCTACGCGACCTGGTCGACGCGACGGCGGGACTCCCCGGCAATAGTCAGGTCAGTGTCGAGATCGGCCCAGGAACGGGAACCATCCGGCGACCCCGAATGGTGTCCGTGCAGCACTACTCCAACGAGAGTGGGCCAGTAGCAGTGGAGGTGTCATGAACCCACTACCGACACTTCCCGATGGCCTGCACTGGAACGTGAGGCGCGAGAACGGCTGGGATCCCCGCGTCGGCAGGCACATCGTGATCGAACTGAGAATCGATGCCGACGCCGACGCCCTGCTCTCCCGCAAGTTCCTCGACTCCATCCCCACCTCCTCTGCTCACCTGGGCAAGCTCGTTCGGGAAGAGGCCTGGGGGATCTGGCACGAGTGGAACCAGCGCCGCAACATCAGTGACTGGCTGGAGGAGAAGCCGTGGCTGGACTGAAGTGGACCAACGTCTCCAAGGACAACCCCGGCTACAGCGTCTACCACGCCTCCCCCACGCGGGATCCAGGTGTCCTCTACGTCATCCGATACAAGCGCAAGACCGAGGGCTTCGACCCCATCGGATGGCGAGTGTTCGTGCGACCGCAGCCGGGGGTCGCACTATCCACGATCTTCGTGGCCGACAGCTTCGCTGAAGCAAAAGAGTTCGTAGACGAATGGGACAAGGTGGCCGAACAACAGTGACGTTCTACAACATCGACGGCGGTCAGACGACCGTCGAATGGGACAAGAAGGCCAAGACGCTGCAGATCCAGTGCCCACCCGGCACGGAGTACGGCGTCGTCAGGAAGCCCGACGGCGGGCTGATCGTCAACGTCAAGGAGGGATGACATGCCCGTCGCGCCACAGGCTCGAGAAGTCTTCCTGCGGATGTCCATCGGCCACATCCACAACTCCCAGGACTATCTCAAGCGGTTCATCGAGATGGGGCCGGAAGAGGAGCTGCAGCACGCCGTCGAGGCCCTGGACGACGCCATCCAGCTCATTCAGAACTGGGCCGCAGACCGCGAGATCACCATCCGCACCACCATGAAAACCTGAGGAGAAACATGACCCGCAAGCTCAAGGCGTTCCTCGCCAGCATCTGGATCATCCCCGTCGGAGCCATGGTCGTCGCATGTAGTGACGCCGCACCGTCCACAGAGCCAGGATCGGTCTCCCAGAACGGAGATGCTTCCGAACTCAACTCCACCCCGCACTACGTCAACCTGCCTGATGGCCGCAAGGTGTTGTGCGTCTGGGAGAGCGGCTTCCGCAAGGGTGGGCCGTCGTGTGACTGGGCGAACGCCAAGTGAGGCGGCGGCAGAAGGTCAGCCTCGCAATCGTCGGCCTGATGGTCGGAGCGACCGCCCTCGTCGGGTGTGATGACGTGAACAGCAAGATGCACGCCAACTACTCCGAGTCGTGGATCAATCTCCCCGATGGCCGAACCCTGTACTGCATCGACCGCAGCGGCGGAACCTCCTGCGACTGGGAGAACGCCAAGTGGACCCGATGATCAAGCACCTCGGGTACTACGCCGCGTTCCTCTGGAGCTTCTCGATCCTGGGCTTCATCCTGGTGGGCACAGGAGCTGCCCCAGACGCCATCAACATGGCCACCGGTGTCGGTATCGGTGCCGCAGTAACGACCGTCTTCTACGCCCTCCTTCGCGTCTAGCCGTCAAGGCAAACGAAAGCCCCGACCTAAGGTTTAAAGGTCGGGGCTTTCTTCTGTGCGTTGCAGTCTTGTTGAGTCACGCAAGAGTAAGGTCACCGGCTGTACGCACGAAAGACGGGAGGCCTAAGTGGCACGCCAAATGATCGTCAAGATGACCGACGACTTCGACCGCGAAACACCAGCCGATGAAGTGATCGAATTCGGATGGGAGGGGTTCGACTACATCCTCGACCTCACGACAGAACACGCTGACGAATTCCGCGCACTAATCCAGCCCTACATAGATGTCGCTCACGGCAAGCTAAAGCAGCCGAAGAGACCGCGAAGAAAGCAAGACCTACTCCCCGGCCCAGTGCCTACTCCAGCCGCAAATAGTCCGTCATCGGACGCTAAACAGAAGCGCGAACGAGCGAGACGGATTAGAGCATGGGCTCGAGATAACAACTATCAGGTAAGCGCTCGAGGAGTCCTGCCCGCTGAGATCGAAGAGGCCTACGACAGGGATCAGAATGCCTGAGAATGAAGATGAGAGGCTCGTCTCACCTAAGCATCGGATGTGCCGCGTCTTCGGCCACGCATGGGACTACACCACTGTTCAGAAGGATGCTGGCAACTTCATCCAAGGCCTTGTCTGTATTAGATGCACTACTGAGAGATTCATGAAAATTGACGCTCGCACAGGGGAGACAAAAGGCAGTAGATACGGCTACGCTGACGGCTACCTTTTCAAAGGTGGCGGGGCCTTAACCCCGACTGAGAGGAGCGAGCTGCGGCTTATAGAAGTGTCGGGGCGCAGACCACGTCAGCGAAGGAGATCTACATGAGCAGAACAGGCTACAGTGCGACTGTGACAGCACCGTCAATACGAGCACTCATCATCCAGAGTGGTGGTGCTTACGAGATTCGTAACGTAGACCAGGCACCGCAGTCATTCCGGCAGCTCCTCGGGGGCGCGACCCAGCGGGTCGAGACCGAGCACTGCACACTCTGGTACAACGCGAATCACAAGGAACTCGGACTTCCGTTCAACTCAATGGCCAGCTTCCTGTGGTGGAAGTTGCAGCCCGAGATGGAGGGTGTCGACGCACTCTACGGGTCAGTGATTGTCACTGGACTCGCAGACGAAGCAGGCGACTCAGACCCCATCTCCGATGCCATGGTGAACTTCTACGAAAACATGAACGCGATTCGCTCTGAGTGGGTCATCGAAGACCAAGATCCCGAAGCAGGGCAAACTCACTAGCGAAGAGAGCTTCTCGCTTGAGCGGGCGAGGGGGCGAGGGCCGGGTGTTAGCTGGGATACAGCTTCCATCCGGCCCTACTTCGTATCGGCAGTACTTGCGGATGGGCTTCTCCATGGGCTCACCATTGCGCCAGCGTCGGTAGTGAGTCGAGCACCAGCCGCGCCCGGTCGCCTTCCGACCGTCGCCTTCCTTGCAGAGTGCTGCCAATTGACTGCCCCGTCATCTAGGATGAGCCGTCCATTACGAGAGGGGAAGCTCATGGGATTCAAAATCGCTGTGCCAGTGGGGATTGCCGCCGCCGCGCTCATCTGTGCGCCTGCCGCCCAGGCCGATCAGTCCATGTACCGGATCGGCACCGACATCGCACCAGGCGACTACACCTACACGGTCACCAACAGCGGGGGCTCATGGACGTTGTGCTCCACTGCGAACTGCAGCGGTGATGCCATCATCGACATCGACGTGATCATGGGACGCGGAGCCAAGGGCTACCTCACCGTCCCGGCCACCGCCAAGTACCTCAAGGTCACCGACCTCGCACTGCGGCCCGACCAGTAGACGAACCGGGCTCAGAACCCGCTCTTTCCCACGCCGGGAGGGGGCGGGTTTTTTCATACAGCAAACCCCTCAACCGAGGTGCCACCAGCTGTTTTCGGGCACTCATTCGCTGCGACCAGGGAGTTTGGTCTCATCCCACCCCCCAAACCCCCCTCCCAATGGTATCACAGCAAATTGAAATCGAAGTAAGGCCACCCAAATATGCCGGAGAGAGAGGGGCCGAT